ACCAGTAAGAAAGAACGTCCGCTGTACTTGAAAGCTGTCAATGCCCTGTACCGCGCTTGCCGCGGTGAAGCAATTGGTCACATGGTTGGCCTTGATGCCACCTGCTCGGGCATGTCCATCATGTCCGCGGTCACTCGGTGCCTGGCCGGCTGCCTGGCCACCAACCTGATTGACCCCAACCTGCGGAACGATGCCTACACCATGGTGGTGGAAGCGGCCAACCGTATGCTGGATGGTGAGATGATCATCGCCAGAAACGATGCCAAGCAGGCCACCATGACGGCTCTGTACGGCTCGCAGAGGACTCCCCGGGAGATCTTCGGGCAGGACACGCCAGAGCTGGATGCGTTCTATGCTGGCCTGTGTGAAGTCGCCCCGAAAGCTGTAGAGCTGCTGGGTGACCTACGCATGGCCTGGCAGCCATATGCACTGGAACACCGCTGGGTGTGCCCGGACAACTTCAATGTTCGCATCAAGGTGATGCAGAAGGTTGAAGGCGAGCGCGTCGAGGTTGACGAGCTGGACGGTGCCACGTTCACCTATGACTATTACATCAACGAAGGCACCAAGTCTGATCTAAAGCTGGTGGCCAACGTGACTCACTCACTGGACGCCTACCTGTTGCGGGAAATGGAGCTGCGTTGCAACTACAACTTCGTTGCGGTGAAGAACTCACTGTACGAACTGCAATATGAGCAAGACATGCGTGCCAAGGGTATCCGTGCGGAAGTCGATCTGACTGGGGCCACCAACATGGCCCAACAGCTCATTGCTGTCTGGGGCGGTTGCCAGATGCCGGCCGCCCGCCTGTTCAGCTATCTGACCAGTGACGACGTACAGTACATGGACGACAAACACATCGCTCAGATGATCTCACTGGCCGATCAGATCCTTGCGCGCATTCCCTTCGAGATCGTCACCGTGCACGATGAGTTCAAGTGTCACGCCAACGATTGCAACTGGATGCGCCTCACTTACGCACAAATCATGGCCGATCTGGCCCGGGCACGCGTACTTGAGGACATCTATGAGCAAATCACCGGGCTTACGCCTAGTTACAACGGTCAGCACGACGCTGATGAGCTTGCAGAGATGATTCTGGAGAGTAATTATGCCCTCAGTTGAGATAATGGAGTTTGTGAAAGTTGGTGTCATCATTCAACGGGAGAAGACTTCTGGGTATTCAACCTACACCGAAAATGACGTGGAGTGGACTCACTGGCTAGATGATCTGCCTCCGGGTACGGAAATTGCAGTTCGCGTGCCGAAAGGTACTGTAGTTCGCGAAAACAAGGTGATTGTCTTCGAGTAGAGTGGTGCACTCCGTGCACCTTGATGAGTCTTCCCCTAACGGGGGAGGCCATCTTTTTTTCTTTGAGAAGACGCCCTAGAAGAGGGCTAAGGTGAGTAAACCAAATGATTAAGGACAAGTTCGCCCGTGAACTGGAATGGGCAGCCTCGAATGTCAAAGATCACACGGTCGAGTTGATTTGTGGCAACGGCCCGACTGAAGTATGGCGCTGTACCAACAATGGCAGCTCTACCTATGGCTTCGACCTGGTGATTAGCCGATTCGGCATCGCCATGTACGGGGACATAGACAGTCTGGTATTTGGTGTGGGTTCTGCTTACGGAATCGACTTCCTTGCCAGAAAGTCAGTCTGCGGCTACATGATCAGCAAACTGAACTCGGAATACCGTGAGAAGCGTGAGCTTTGCGAGGATTCCCTCAAACAAGTGTTGGTTGAGGCAGGTTGTGGTCTTCTGGAAGACAAATTCGTGCCATATATCGACGCGGATACGGAAGATGGCGACAACGTCGAACTTTCTGACTGGGTTGGGGGCTCTGCGCCTATTACACTCGATATGGTTATCGAGGAGATGCAAAAGCATGCACCTGAACAGTCTCATATGAAATTTGACGAGTTCTGCGACCGTGTAGAGGAGCTGCTAGAAGATCGTGCCCCTAACGGTCTTCAGGCAGTCGAAGCGTTCATCTCCGAGAACTGCGATGAGTTATATCTCGGCGCTGAGTGGTATGAACACACAATCTCCAAACACGACAGCAATTTGATCAACCGACTCGAAATGCTGCGTCTTTGCGCAATCAAAATACAGGAAGTGAAAAATGCAGGCGACGGAAGTGAAGAACAAGCTCTCTGAAGATCAAACCAATAAGGTGATGTTGTGGGCCAGTATGACCCACGCATTCACCCTGGATATGCTCACCGGGCAGATTCAAAGACTTCGCTGCTTCTCGGCTGATTCTGCCGAAGCGGCCAAAGCTCAAATCCAGCAATGGAAGAGGACTGGTAAGATCAAGTTCAGCCGTGGCTACTGGAAATGGCAGTTCTAACATGGCTATGCATGCAACAAAGATCATTGCGCAATATGAGCAGATCACAGGGGAACTCTTTCAGGCCGCGTTGATTCGCATGGCCAAAGAGGACTATACCGGCGAGCAAGCTGCTCATTTCATTGGTTTCTGTGGCAAGCAACGCATGGACATCGTAATCAGACGTCTCGGCTATCAGCCCGTCACATTCCGGGGAATCAAGCCTCGTGGGATGTCCAAGTCATCGAAAAAGTATCACAAAGCCAAGGAGAAACGCTTACGTGAAAAAGGTCAGTGAAATCCGTCGGCATGAGATCGACGATATCGAAGTGCAACGCACTGCGTACCTCGTTGAACCAACTGACGTGGGTAAGGTTCAAAAGATGTATCTTGGGCAGCAGCCCTACACCTTCCTTGCGGATGATGTGGGCCGGCTGCTCGAAGTGGTCAAAAACAAGTCTCCTGGCTTCATGGCCTGGAGCTTCGGTTCAATCTTCAAGGACTTGCGTCAGGAATATCCTGAGACCAAGCCTTACATCGGCGCCCCCAGCGCAAAGGAATAATTATGGACGGCTTTTGGGCATTTTGTCTCTGGACGGCACTTACGTGCAGCGGTGCTTACGCGGCAGGCAATTTGCTGTCCACTGGACAGCTTACGCGTGATTGCGCCACTGTTGGCGAGATCAAAGTCGGCGACACCATCATCAAGTGCGAAATCACGCATAAAATCATCGGCGGTCGTCGTACTGCGCTGGAGAAGCCGGAATGAGTGATAACGTTCAATCACAGGGGTACTTCGGCAAGCTGAAGACCCCTGTTGGCGATTCTGGCACTGATGCCTGGGAAGATCTCAACGAGATCCTTTATGCAAAGGATTTGTACCTCAACTACGATGGCACGATGATCTTCAGCGATGTGCGTTCGAATTCGTACGATTGCGGGCTCATCTTCGCAATACCAAATGGCGCAACGCAATTCCGCCAGAAATGTCAAAACTTGGGTCACGGTGTTGATCCTGTCAAACATTACTCCTGCGTCTGGTACAACGGCGCAGATTCTCCCATGTCCACCGCAACACTAAACGAGGTGTTCCCATGAGCAAGAATTCTCAACGTAATCAGGCTGAAGTCAATCTCGGCAATGAGACCTACGACCGCGGCTTGGCCGACGGCATCGCGGGCCGGCCGCAGTCCATCAAGAAGACTCACCGGCATGCACATCGGTACTACATCGGCTATCGCCAGGGTCAGCGCCAGAACCAAAACAAACATGCGCTGCATCATGCCAACAGCGTCAGCTTCAGCCGTGACGGCGTAGAAGTCACCATTCATGGCAACGGCGCCGAGAAGCTGAAGCCGCGTCAGGCTGGCCTGCTGACCCGTATCTGGGGCTGGATTCGCACCTAAGTTTCTGCCCTCCGGGCAGTCTGGTGACCCATCCCCATACAGTACGCCCGGGCTGTCCCGGGCATCAGGAGTTATATCCATGCAATACATCTGCTTATTCTGTGAAGCCGTCGGAGCATCCGGTGAACGTGACAATACCGGCCCTGCTACTTATAACTGCCACGTTTGCGGTGAGCAACACGGCATGTGGCCCAAAGAGCTGGCCCAAAAGCACTTGCACATGGTTGGCATCTTGCGTGGCCAGGGCAGTGATGTAACCGATCGATTGATGATCGCCAGGTTGCAACGTGACCTGAACAGCGCTAAAGAGAAGTTGCGCGATCAAGCCGGTCGTTTTCAATACACCAGCGAAAGCCAAAAGCTGACAATCCAGCTCGGCCTTAAAATCATCGACCAGATCCTGCCCCAAATGGGTGGTATCTCCGTAGATGTGGGAGCAGTCAATGACTTCTGCATGCGAGCCCGCCAGTAGCTGCGAATGCTGCGAAGAACCCAACATGGGAATGCTAATCGACCCAAAGTTGCAGTTTTGCTGCTTCGAGTGTGTTGCCGATGGCTCTGCTGAGCTGGATATCGACGGTGAGCACTACCGGGTAGTGTTGTCTTGCGGCTGTGGCAACTCCGGCCCAATCAATTATGACGACGGTGAACGCATCGGTTATTACTGCGGCGGCTCCCAATACTGCATTCCATAAACCAAACCAGTAAGTAAACAGGAAGTCTCATGTCTCAAGTACAGAATCTCCCGGTCCCGCTCAAAACGGTCGATACGTTCATCGCTTCGATGGACCCTGGCACCACCCCTGAAATGCAGGCCTTGGCTGCCCGCGAATTGATCGCCGCTTTGAAAGAAGCACGTAAAGTCCTGGAAGAAGGCTTCAACCGTAAAGAGCTGACCGTGTGTAACGGGAAGCTGGGTTACGTTGACCCTAAAGATGCAGCCCGTTTCCTCTCGGGTGAAATTCCCCGTCTGACCGTGTATCGTAAGCAGAAGGATGCCCACAACATGGGCTTGTTCTACAAACGACCACCGAAGTTCTTCCGGGAGCACAAACGATGCAAGGCGACACCACAACGTACCGCCAGTACCACTACGGCGACCAGCAAAAGACCTGCGAAGCGAAGCGCATTGTCTACGCGGAAGCCGACGAAAAGCTGATCCGAATTCACTACATGCGCCATGACAATGTCATGGACATGCTGGTCACCAACGACACTTCCTTGTTGTTGATGCTTGCAGCCCATCCAGGTAGTTTCGTGCACATCAACCGTCATATCATTGTCCGTAAGCGTTTCCTGTTAGGTTACGGCCCTCGGTTGAGCAATCCCAAGTATCACGACGCCTCTGTGCGGTTCGTTGACAAACCTCTGGAGATTTCCCGCCGTCGGCTGTTCCTTGTACGGGATGCGCTTCTTTAACTGAGAATTGCATGGCCCATCCGCACTACACCCGTCATTTGAAAATTCGTTCCGAGAAACTGCGTTCCATCATGCATGACATGTGGGTTCTCGGTAACGAATCCCAAAACATCCACGAGCAACCTGACGGTCAGACCGAAAAGCGCAAAGATGTGCTTGATCGTATGGTCGCGGAAGGTTTTGCCGAACTGCGAGAATAAACATGTGGACGATCCGCGATTCCGACGGAATTGAGACGCTGCACTCGATTTACCCAAGTTGGGCAGCAGAAGCTTCGCATTTGACCGTTATCCCGTATGTACCTAAAGCATCACTTGATGCTGTGGTTGCAGAGCTGGCTGATGTACAAAAGCAGCTTAACGATGCTCAAAAGTTTGCAAAACAACACATGCGTACGCTTCGTGCACATCAAAGTCGTATGCGCGAAATTGAAGCGTCAAATAACAAGTATTACTCGTTGCTTCAACGTTATGGCTTGTGCCAGGAGCAAAAAGTAGACGATTCCCCAATCATCAGCGTAAAGGTATAAACCATGAGTGAAATCACTGACACCGAGCGGCTCGACTTCATGCTAAGCAAAAGCCGCCAGGTTATTGTAGAAATTAAAGGTTGGTTCAGCAAAGGCCGGCAGTATGCGGTTTACGTCACTCAGGGCACTATGCAAGACATCGTGTACGAGGCTGTGCGTGTTGTTAAAAAGGACGATGAAACCCTTGTCCAAAATAGCGAAGAAGGTCGCAAAATCAAACGTGAGGCAATTGACCTCGCAATCAACGAAGTCCGGGGTGAAAGCCCCGAGTAGGTGCATTCATGCAACAATTCATCCCACCCGTACATAATCCTGTATTTCCGGTGTACGACAGCCTCCACGATGTTCTCGCGGAGGCTTTGTATGCGCTGGAAGATGGGGAGTTGACCACGAACAGACTACGTAACTTGTTCGGGTCGTATCACAACACTTTGCTGGCTAAACTACCAGAACTGGCTTGATTAGTACATTTCGTACCAAGTATCAATCAAGCTGATATCTGTAGTGCCCCCTTGGGTGGTTACAGCGTATTCCCAGTCTGCCGGTACAATAGTCATCACCTCTTCTTGAGTGCCGATAGATCCGTTCTTCATAGTGGTGAAGTCATACCACTTAGTCCCGGAATTGAAGCGAACGACGATTTGAGTGAAACGGCCAGAGTTAGTAAGCGATTTGTGGCGAACACGAATTAGTTGTTCGCTGCCTGTGACGTTTTTGTAGTAAGTGCCGACAACTCGGCTGGCTTTCACATCACGCCATTCACGCTTAGCTTGCGGCAGATAGGCCGGTAGGTTTGCAATAGGCACGCGGCTATTTGCATCAAGCGGGGCAACACCATTGGCAACACCCCGGGTTGACTGACCCGCGACGAGCTTCCCGGTGGAATCCAGAGTTGCAACACCATTGGCTTGCCCCTTCTGCGAAGCGGGGATCAAACCAGAGATATCAGGTGGTGCAGGCAAATTGGCCGACGGCACTTTCTGATTGGCATCCAGTGGCGCAACACCCGATGCAGCACCACGAGAGCCTTTGCTCAGGAACGTGTCGTTGGCGTGCTCTTTCGTCTCATAGACCAGGCCGTCGGCCGTCTTCTGCGCGGCGATCTTGTCATCAATCAAACCCGGGTTTGGTGCTTGGTTCCATAGGGCAATTTGCTCCGTGGTAACGTAGCGTTTGGCCGGGGTTTCACTGACCATCTCGGTCGTGTAATCGCCAGTCTGCGGGCCAATATTCCCGGTACGGCTATTAAAGGAAGAGACACCGAGCGCTTGCGCATTTCCCAGTTTTGACCAGTTAGCCGCAGTGGCTGGATTTGCGTTAGCGTCCAAGCCCCAAGCATCGCCTGTATCGCTCTGATACGCGATTGTGAGGTCGGCGTAAACCGAGAGCGCCAGACGGGCTGCTTGGTTGGCCACGTTGACCTTGCGGCCTACAGGGATCGCAGGCAGTTGGTCATAGGGCACTTTGCCATTGACTAGTGATGCTTTACCCAACAGCTCACCATCGTGTTCTACGAGGGTGGCTGCCATGCCCGTGGCTTTGTCCTCGACGGTCGCGATTCGTGCCAGTAACTCGGCAGGAATTTCGCCCGAGCCGGACGGTCCCGGGAACGTAGGCACATTGCCTTTAACAACCGCTTGGGCCGACAGGCCGTACGCGGTAAAAGGATCTCCATAAAGCGTCCAACCGTTCTCCATCAAGGATTTCAGTTGAGCTTCCATGGTCATCTTGCCGTCTTTCTCGACGAGGCGATATTCGCCAACCTCGCCGACAGGAACCGAGGTCTGAACCATCAATTGGGCAGGACTACCCTGAAAGTCAAAAGGACTGCCGTAAAGCGCCCATCCGTAAGACAGTTGTTGAGTAATCAGCCGGCTCAGCGGAATCACACCCGTTTTTTGTACCAGTTGTACGTTAGCCATAAAACCTCCTTTTTTAACGAAGTCCCACTATACAGGATCTATCATGTCCAAGAAGACCATCGAACAAGTCCGCCGCATCCTGAATATTCACCAGGCATCGCAAGCGAAGATCCGCCCCCACTTTTTCCTGACCGGCGTATCCGGCTCGGGCAAAACCTACAACGTCGAAGCGCTTTGCGACGAATTGATGATGCCCATGGTTGAAATCAACTGTGCGCAGCTCACCAAGGAAGGTTTGTCCGGCAACTCGTTGTCCAAGGCCCTGGCCCCTATCGCCAACAGCGGTATGGAGCCGATGGTTGTCTTGCTCGACGAGTTCGACAAACTGTTCATCCGCGGCAACAACAACAGCGAATTGGCCGATGATTCGACCACCAGCATCCAGAATGAATTGCTGAAGATCCTGGAAGGTCGCACCACCAGCGTGTTCACCGGCAATTTCGGTCAGTACGCTGACATCACTATCGATCACTGCATTTTCATTTTCGCGGGCGCCTGGAACGGTGAACCGGATCTCGATCTGGATCGCCTGCGCGCTTTCGGCGTGAAGACTGAACTGCTCGGCCGTGTTGGGCTGATCTTCGGCATGGAAAAGGTGAAACTCGCCGACCTCCTACACGCAGTCGAAACCAGTGAATTACTGGACAGCTACTGCAAGTTGTTTGCTGACACGGACCGCGCCAAGGTCGTTGCCGAGGTGCAGCAGGTCGTCTCGGACAACTACGAGATGAACACCATCGGTTATCGCCAGATTGCCGCCTTGCTGCACCAATTCTTCATCAACGGTACGTTGAAGAATGAAAAGGCTCAGCCGGTGTTCCGTAAGACGCTGACGCTGCCAACTCCCGTGGACTTGTTCGATGAGTGAAGTCCACACGCGCACGCTGGGACATATCCACTTTGGCTTGCTCGAAGTGGAAATGCGCAATAAGACCGGCAGCAACGCTAACTTCGAAGGGCCTATGCCCATTTGTGGTTACGGTTCGTGGCATGCCCACACAACCCGCAACATAAAGAACATTACCTGCGAGAAGTGCAAAGAACGCCTCGCAACCAACCCCCCATATCTCAGTAAGGTGTAATTACCCATGGCAACTATGCTCAAAGACTTCGAAATCCCGATGGGCGAAGCAGTTCAACACGTTCGTGACATTCTGCAAGCCGGCCTGGTGCCAATGCTGCGCGGTAGCCCGGGCATTACCAAATCCGCCGTCATCAGTGAAATTGCTGACGAAATGAACCTGCTACTGATCGACAACCGCTTCGCCGGCTTCGACCCGACCGATATGAACGGTTTCCCCGGCCTGGACATGGTCAAAGGTGTGGCTCGCTACTACCCGCTGGAAAACTTCCCGCTCGACACCGACGAGCTGCCAATCAACCCAAAAACCGGTCAGCAGTATTCTGGCTGGCTGGTGTTCTGCGACGAGTTGACTTCGGCGCCGGAAATGGTCCAAGCGGCCAGTTACAAGTTCTTCCTCGACCGGAAGGTTGGGCAGCGCGATCTTCATCCGCTGGCGCACATCTGTGCGGCCGGTAACCACGACGACGACCAGGCTGTGACAGTCCCAATGTCCACGGCACTGATCTCCCGGCTGATCAACCTATCGGTCACTGCCGACATGAATCACTGGATGAAGTGGGCGCAAAAAGGCAACAACGTCCGTTCCCTGATCACTTCGTACCTGGAATGGCGCCCAGCGGCGTTCTACACCTTCGACAGCCAAAACCCGGATCAACCGTTTGCGTGCCCACGTTCGTGGACTTTCGTGAACAAGCTGCTGGATGTCTGGAAAGGCAACCCATTGAACAAACAAGTACCGATTGCCGGCTGCATCAACGCAATTGCTACCGAGTTCGTAGCCTTCGCCAGCATGCGTGCAGGTCTGCCGAAGAAATCCGACATCCTGGTCAACCCGAAAACTGCGCTGGTCCCGGGCTCTCACGAGCCGGGTCCGCTGTACGCATTGACCGGCGCCCTGGGCGACTGGTTCGACAAGGACAACGCCAAGGTGATGATGGAATACATCGAACGGATTCCGTCCGAGTTCCAAATCGTGACCATGCGCAACATCACTCGCCGTCAAGGCATGGCGGTATTGGGCGATCCTGCGGTTTCCGCTTGGATGAAGGCCAATGCCAAAGACTTCGTCGGCTGATCCCTTCAATATAAAGTGGGGTTACAACATGGCCACTACAGCTATTGGTTTCAAACCGGATGACTGCGTGGCCGTGCTGGAAGCACTCAACATTCGCAAAATGCCCAGAATCTGGTCATGTGGCGACATGATGGTGCTTCTAGTTTCTGTGCAAGGCGGTCCTGTGAGGGATGCCTTATGGGCAGCAGGAATCTCGTTTAATTACGCATGTTTCCCGGTAAAGGGCTCATTGTCTGCTAACCAGCGCGGACAATTCCGATATGGGCATGATGGCACCATTATGCACAGCAATTTGGTGCCTGACCCAGGGCTAGCCGCAGTCTATGAACGTTACCTTCCCCGTGATATGGACGATGTAACACGATATCGCATCTGTCACGTCTGCTGCGGACAGGAATCGTGGGATGATCGCGAAGCAAACGGGCAAATGCACAAACTGCGCAATCTGCTCTCTCAATAACCATTCTGCCTTGGAGGCAAACCAATGGAACAAAATACTGAGTTTTGGAAGGCTGTCACCAAGGCACGACTGGACCTGATGCAAATGCCCGCGGCCACTTTTGTGACCACCCTGGCCCTGATGATGAAACAGATCGTGGATGACGGCCCGGACAATCAGACCGCGGCTACTGACGGGCTGGCCATCTTCTATAACACTGGCTTCTTCCTGGGGCTGACGCGTAAGCAACGACCCACGCTGATTGCCCACGAGGCGATGCACGCGGCGCTCGATCACATGGAGCTGGCCAAGGTTCACGGGATCTCCCCAGAGAACCACATGCGCTTTAACCGGGCGGCTGACTACGTCATCAACGACTTCCTGGTACAGGCCGGCTTTGAGCCTTTGGTCAACTGGTGCTACGACGTGCAGTACCGGGGCATGAACACGCTTCAGGTCTACCGGCTGTTGCAGGAAAACCCAGAGCCTGATGGTGGCGGCAGTGGCAGCAAACCTGGTGACGGTACGCCGATGAACGATCTGCGTCAGCCAGGCATGTCTGAACCCGGGCTGGACCCCAATCAAGTCAAGCAGGCAGTCAAAGCCAACATCACTTCGGCGGCTGTTGCTGCCCAAATGAAAGGTGGTCAGGCTGCTGGCTCGGTCCCGGCCGACGTGCAGGTCTTTCTGGATAGCCTGCTGAAACCGAAACTGCCGATGGCTGCGCATTTGCGTAAGTTCTTCAACGCCATCGACAAGTCCAATTACAGTTGGCAGAAGCTCAATCGCCGGTTCTACCCGATGTTGATGCCCGGGCTGCAAGGCAAAAAGCTGGGACACATCGCGTTCGCATTCGACATGTCGAGTTCGGTCAGCGATAAAGACATCAAGCGCTACGTCAGTGAGCTGATGGCTGTGATTCGCAACCTTAAACCAGAACGGATAACGTTGGTGCAGTTCACCTGCGAGATCAAATCGGTGCACCGGTTGAAGACTGTCCGCGACATGGCCAATCTTGAGCTGCGTGGTCGTGGCGGTACTTGCATCGAGCCGCTGATGGAGTGGGCGAAGCTCAACAAGCCGACGGCGCTTTGCGTCTTCACGGATGGTGAATATAGCCATCCTTCCTTCAACCCCGGGTGCCCGGTCATGTGGATGATCCATGGATATTCCAAGGACATGTTCCACTGCGACTTCGGCACCACAATTCGGTTTGATGTCGATGATGAACCATTTTGATTTAACTCCGAGTCAGGAGCGTGGTTACGATAAATTCCTGAGCTTTTACCTGGACCCGGCCCAGACGGTGATGGTGCTCAAGGGATACAGCGGCACCGGCAAAACGACGCTCGTGCGCCGGTTGTTGGAAGATCTTCCGCAAATGGATGCCATGGCCAAGCTATGTGCGCCCGAATACCGTCCGCCAGAAATCGTGTTGACCGCAACGACCAACCAAGCAGCCGAGGCCTTTGCTCTGGCTGTTGGTTACGCCCAAGAGGTCAAGACCATTCACAGTGCCTGTGAGCTGCGCTTGTCCACCGACTACAAGACCAAGAAGAAAACCTTGGTCGAGTACGGCGATGGCCTGGAAAACTCACTGGTGTTCATAGACGAAGCCAGCTTTATCGATGATGTATTGCTGCGCAAGATCCTTCAACAAACCAAGCGCTGCAAGCTGGTGTTTATCGGCGATCCGGCGCAACTCACGCCTATCGAAAGCGATGTCATGCCTGCGTTCAATTTGAACGCGTGCGAGATCGAACTGACCGATTTGGTCCGCTTCGAAGGCGGTGTGTTGCAAACACTGATGGGCAACCTACGTGCTGCCGTAATGGAAGGCAGTTGGTCGAAGTTTCCGCTCACCCCGGGCGTAATCGATCGGTTGTCCCAGGAAGAGTTCAATGCCGAAGCGTATCGCTTGTTTACCGAGGAACGTGACAAGCAGGTGAAGATTCTCGCCTACACCAACGACTGCGTCACCCGCTACAACAACTTCTTGTCGAAGAAGGTGCTGGGCACCACTGTGCCGCAAGTAGGTCAGCGTATGCTGGTCAACGAAGCCGTGCAAAACAACGGCAGTAAATGCAACGCCAACGAAGAGGTCACGCTTGAAGAAGTGGAACTGACCAAGGAATACTTCGTGGAGGGTTACCAACTGCTATTGCGCGGCAAAGGCAGCTACTACTTCATGCCCAAGCACCGCGGGCAGAAGGACAAGGCCCATGCTGAGGCTGTCCGTGAGGACGACTACCACGCGATGAAGATCATCCTCGACACTTGGATCGATCTGCGTCCTTCGTTCGCACAGACCGTCAACAAGTCCCAGGGCTCGACCTATGACATTGTCATGATCGACCTCAACGACATTTGTTCCAAATGCCGGACACTGGAACAGCTTGCCCGCATCTTGTATGTGGCACTGAGCCGGGGCCGGAGCCGAATCATTCTGACCGGAGATTTACGGAGAAAATAATGGACCGCCGAGCACAAGCGACGTTCAAACTGAAAGTGCGTGAGGCCTTGCTTGCGTATGTGTATGGCCCGGTAGAGGAACGCCACAAACGGAAGCTCACCGAGCTTATCGCGGAGAACGACGCTTTGGTTGGTGTCCAGTATTGGGGCTTTATGTACCGCAACAAGTTCCACACGCAATCCAGGTATGCAAAGCCCCCACAGAACATCCCTAGGCTGTTTGAAAGCCTTCAGCCGGCAATGGACAAGATTATCGACGAACAGTTTCTGATCGAACGAGAAGAACGTCCATTGGTGGCCGGCTACATTCAAAAGTGGCTGAACTCCTCGGATGATGCTGAAGTTCTCTTTCAGCGCTTGCCGACGGCATTGCGTTACCCGTTCCAGCAAGTTCTGGCAATAGAAGGCATTAATTTGGCCGATGTTGACATGGACGACGCCGCGCACGAAATGGGCATCGGCGAGCGATCATTGGACGCGCTCAAAGTGCGCTTAATGACAAATCTAATCCAAGGAGATAGCTAGTGCGCCATCATCTCTTCTTTCAGAAGAACGAAAGCGGTCACTACCCAGTGGCCGTCCTGATGAAACAATACACGTTTGATCAGGCACTGATTCACAAGAACTACATTCAACCGCTCAAAGACCGGGGCATTCCGCAGGAAGACTGCATCGCCTTCACCCTTTCGTACGAAAGTGCAAAAAAGGTGTCAGCGGCGCAAGTGAAGTCCTATTCAGCCAATTTGCTGAAAGTATTGGAGAAGGCCCACGTCAAATACATCTACTGCACCGACGGTACGTATTTTAAGTACCTGACCGGACAGAAAAAGGCAGAGGTTCACCTCGGTTATTCGCTGCCCTGTGCGGTGCCCGGGTACGAACACATGCAAGTTGTGTTGGGCGTGAACTACCAGGTGCTGGTGTTTGCCCCGGATAAGAAAGCCCACCTGGATCAGGGCCTTGATGCGCTATGCAGCGTCTATAAAGGCAACTACGTCCCGCCAGGCGATCAAATCATCCATTCGGAGTTCTACCCGAAGACCCCGGACCAAATCCGTAACGCTTTGATGGAACTGCACAAGTTCCCGCATCTGGCGATGGACATTGAGGGCTACAGCCTTCGATTGGACGAATGTGGTATTGCCACGTTTGCTTTGGCCTGGACCCACCACGACTTCATTGCTTTCCCTGTAGATCTCAACGATTTAGGGGAAAAGGATGATGATGGTAACTACCACTACCGTCGGGACAACGAAGAGGTACGTCAAATACTCAAGGACTTCCTCAAGAAGTACATAGGCGCAAAACGGTTCCACAGTGCAACGTTTGACGTAAAGCACCTGATTTACAACCTCTGGATGCGTGATCCTCTGGATTACAAGAGCTGCCTGGAAGGTTTGGACATCATGTGCAGCAATCTCGATTGCACAAAGATCCTGAGTTACCTGTCGGTCAACTCGTGCTCGGGTAACACCCTGGGCCTGAAATACCAGTCGCAAGAGTTCACCGGCAACTATGCCGAGGACGACATCAAGGACATCCGTAAAATCCCGTTGCCGAATCTACTCCGGTACAACGGCGTAGACTGCATGGCCACGAATTACACCTATGACAAGCACATGCCTGTCGTGGTGCGTGATCAGCAGCTTGATCTGTACAACGGCCTGATGAAGGACTCCATGAAGCTGATCATCAACGTTGAGTTGGTGGGACTGCCGATGGACCCGAAGAAGATCATCGAAACCAAAGAAAAACTGGAGAAGCTGCAAGAAGGTTATCTGCGCATCATCCAAGATGATCCTCTGACCTCGAAGCTAAACTTCATCCTGCAAACTGCGGCGATGGAGACGGCGAACGCTAAACTGAAGACGAAACAGCACCCGCTGGAGAAGTTTGCAGATACGGTGTTCAACCCAGGTTCCCCGCTGCAATTGCAGAAGCTCCTGTATGACTTGATGGGTTTGCCGATCATTGCCCGCACGCCTACCAAGGCACCGGCCAGTGGCGGCAAAATCATTGCCCAGTTGATCGAGCATGAAAAGGCAGCACCGTATAAGGTTCTGCTGCAAGCGTTAATCGACTATTCAGCAGTGACCAAGATTCTCCAGGCGTTTATGCCTGCTTTCGAGAATGGCATCCTCAAAGCCGACGGCATGCGTTATCTGCACGGCGTGTTCAACATCGGCGGCACTGTATCAGGCCGGCTGTCTTCATCCGACCCAAACATGCAAAACCTGCCGGCTGGCTCCGCTTACGGCAAGCTGATTAAAGAAATGTTCATGGGTCCGTTGGGTTGGATCTTCGCGGGTGCTGACTTCAACAGTCTGGAGGATTACATCTCTGCACTGACGACGAAAGACCCAAACAAGCTGAAGGTTTACCTCGACGGCTACGATGGTCACTGTCTGCGTGCCTATGCATACTTCATGGACCAAATGCCAGACATTGACCCAACTTCGGTTGATTCGATCAACAGCATCGCCAAGAAGTACCCGGACCTGCGTCAAGAGTCGAAAGCACCAACTTTCGCCCTGACTTATCAGGGAACGTTCGCCACTCTGATGAAAAACCTTGGTTGGTCAGAAGAGAAAGCGAAACGGATCGAAGCGAACTTCCACGATCTGTACAAGGCCTCGACCGAGTACATCATGGACCGTTTGGTTCAAGCGACCCGTGACGGCTACGTCACTGTGGCATTTGGCTTGCGTCTGCGCACTCCAATGCTCGGCCGGTCGTACCTGGGCCTGGACTGTACCCCGAAAGAGGTGGCAGCCGAAGGTCGTACCGCGGGCAACGCAATGGGTCAGTCGTATGGCTTGTTGAACAACCGTGCGGCGGCTGCGTTCATGAAACGTGTGCATGCAAGCCCATTCCGCTACGACATCAAACCAGTTGCGTTGATTCACGACGCCATCTACCTCCTGATCCGAAATGATCCGGCTGTGGTGGAGTTTGCGAACAATGCGTTGATCGAAGAAATGTCTTGGCAGGATCTGCCCGAGTTGCACCACGACAAGGTCAAGATCGGCGCTGCACTCGACTTGTTTTATCCGAACTGGGCTACCCCAGTGACATTGCCGGTTAATGCCGACATTCCTACCATTAAGGCCGTGTGCAAAGCACATATGGTCAAAATTCGTAAAAAGGAGGCTGCATGAAACAAGTCATCGTCATGTGTACTTTGTACATCCCTGAAGGGCAAATCGACGAGTTGCTGGAATATGAGTACGCTGAGCTGGTCGAAGGCTGTCTTAACGACAAACTTCAGCAGCACGGCTTCCCAGCAGTAGCGCAAATCGAATGCGAAGCGGAGCACGACATTCCGTGATCGCATCTGTCTGGTTTTATTACGTCTACGTGAGGCCGTTCGTATGAGCGAAATTCTCGGCTATACCAAAGAAGGCAAACCAATTCACCACCTGAAACCCGGAACAATCGCCACTGCGTGTGTTGTCTCGTGTTCGCAGTGCGGTCACGGTATTCGTGGCCACGGTGGTCCCATGTACGGCGCTAAGTGCGTCCCTTGCTTTGAAAAGGAGCAAACCAAGTGAGTAATAGCACCTATGTTTACGTTGTGACAGTTGCCGTCCCCAATGACGAGCAAACTGAAGACACCGACACCGATTTGCGTGTTGCAATGGAAACTGCCCTGGCAGCGGCTATTCCCAACCGCGAAATCGTTATCACGTTCGAGGACGTGGTATGACGGTCGTCAATCGCAGTTACCTGCTGACAGCCCGACCTATCGTTGATATGCACGGCAAGAAGCTCACCGGCCCGGGCGGTACGTCCTACGGGCTGGGTGAAGCGGGTTATGACATCCGCATCAAGCAGGATATCCACTTCAAACATGTAGACAAGCCCCAGTATGGCTACCTAAAGGTGCCTTTTGTCTCAGTTGACGGTGAAATCTACGAACCGGGACGCTTCGCCCTGGCCTCGGCCATGGAAGAGTTCAACATGCCCCCCTTCCTCACAGGGATTGTCCATGACAAGTCCACTTGGGCTCGCCGTGGGCTGTCGGTGTTCAACACAGTCATCGAACCGGGTTGGAAGGGCTTCCTGACGCTTGAGCTGGTCTACCACGGCGAAAGTGAGCTGATCATCCCGGCCGGCGCGGGCATCGCGCAGGTGATGTTCCACGAGGTCCAAGAACCTGCCTTTTATAAAGGTAAATATCAATCCCAAGCCGACGAACCCGTCGGCGCCATCGATTCGGAGTAACCATGGCAGAACAGCAAATAGTTTGGGTGACGCGCTACGCGCTCACTAAAGGCATCATGACGGTGACCGGCACCCTCTCCAAAGATGGGTCTTTTGTCTCCTACCGTCGGCCCGGTACTTTTTACGACCAATATGCCCACGGTAACGACTGGCACCTCACTGAAGAGGCCGCCAAAGAGCGGGCAAACGACATGGTGAAACGCAAGATCGCGTCCACCGAAAAGAAACTGGCTGCGCTGAAAAGCATAGCCTTCTAAACCAAGGAAACAACATGGCCAAGTCTCTGCACTCACCCGGCAAGTTCGGTAACGCACCGGTCAACGGCCGGTATTTCTTCGTTCATCGTGCCAGCCGCTGCGTGCGGAGCTGGGACATGGATTCCCTGCCGGTCCCGGGCAACTGGGAACAGGTTTCCCTCGAAGAATGGACAGCGTTCCGTAAGGACACGCTGGAGATCCCGCTCAAGAAGCGCAAAGCGCTTCACAAATTGTTGTACCAGGAGGTTCTATGCAAGTCCGCCTCATCACCACCATCGAAACCATCATCGACATCGACCCGGAAAACAACCCTAGCTACGAAGAAGCCAAGGGTGAAATCTTCGGACGTTTCAACGACCAAAGCGACAGCGAAGACACCTGCGAAGATATCAAAGCAGCTCACAGCAACGCCGTTGTCTTCGACCAAGTCCGAGCCCAAAGCGTCACGTCGTCGTTCGAAGAAGTGAAATGAGCGAGCCAGAAGAGGTCGCTGCCGCCATTAAAGAGCAGCACCCGGAGTTCTTCCCGCTCACTTCCCGGGCACAGGCTGTTAGCATTGCTACCGGCCAGATGCCCGAAGAGAGCATCACTATCATCCAGGCGGTGGCCGACGCCCTGTTGGAGCTGTAAACCATGAAAGTAACTTCCCGCAAGACCGAAGACATGCGTATTGAAGACGAAACCACTGGTGACGTTATTACTGTGTCGTTGGTCGATGAAGCGCCTGGCAAAGGCCGCCTTGTTGTCATTGGGCACGGCCAAACTTCTACCTGCTACTGGAACAGCATGGGATCGCTGAGTACGCGGGAATTCTTCCTTGCTGCGAGCGATCATTACATTGTCGGTTGTCTCGACCCCTTCGGAACCTTGTTCCGTAAGGTTGACCCGAAAACCCTCACGTTTACCGTGATCGGTGACATCGAGAAAATGGACCACCTCGACGCTGATCAAAAAGTGTTGCTGATGGCACGAACCAAAGAGTTCGACCCTATCTCCGACGTAAATGGTCTTCAGGCGTTGAATAACGACTTGATGAACGCAATCTACGGCCCGATGTGGGTAAACCAAGTAAATGAACGTTTCCTTGGACAGCATCCGCTATACACCGTGCTGTTTAACCGCATCGCTGTAATTCGTCAGGTTCTCCTGGGCTGAGTATATCTCTCCGGTCAAATTGCCACTATTATGTGCCCTGGCCAGATTAAGGCTATTTGACCGGAGATTTGCTATGCCATGGAAACAAGATCCTGCCGTCACCGGCACGATTTTCGCTGTAGTCCTCAGCCTTCTTTCTGGCTTCCTGTCCGTGGCTTCTGCCTTGGCAAAGGGCCAGAAATTCTCGCTGTTGTGGCTCTCGGCACAATTAACCGGTGCGGTGTTGGCTGGCTGGCTTGTTTGGGACATGTACCCACTCATTGCCGACGGTGTGCCCGTTTGGTTCACCCAACCAATCGCAACGTCCATCGCCGCGCACTACGGCGGTAAACTCTTCTCGATTGTCGAGGGAGTGCTAGGCAAACGATGGGGGGTCGATAATCCGGCCTCTGAATAATCAACCACCAAGCCTCGCTCTGCGGGGCTTTTTTACGAGCATATTCCCATGGCACGAGACCGTAAGAACCCGCTGGGTTTGCTTCATGGTGATATCGTTATCGCCACCGAGATTGCCTACTACACCCACAAGGGCGCTGAAGGTAAACAGTCTCAAGCCGTCGGTGACATCCTGTTGGTGAATAACCCACACGCTGACGGTTACGTTCAAGGCTGTAGTCTTATGCCTGCCGTCCGTGGCCTGGGTAATGGTTTGAATGCGGGCACTTACCGCTTGGCCAAGCCTTCAGACAAACATTACGTCATGACGGTACAAGAGTGGGACCGTTATCAGCCAGAACGCGCAGTGCGTGCGCTCTACAATCTCAACTTCGGCGTTCAGCTCGCAGCAGCCTGCGGAGTTGCCATGTACCTCATCAAGGTGTTTGCATGACCACATTTCAGACATTGGTAATCCTAACCGACGGCCTTCAGGTTCACCCGCGTGAAGTAACCATTAATGGTAAGACGTACGAAGTTGTGACCTCGGCCGATGGCCATATTCCCGCGCAGTGCGATGTACTGCAAGAATTAGTCGATATGGTTGCCCATGGCAACACTGACCACGAAGAACTCCAGAATCAGGCGATTCTGGCCACTCAATTGGCAAAAGAAGCGAAAGTTGGGGGTTACGGTGAGTAACGACAAACCAGTAAAGAAATACTTCACTGTGGTCTTTGAGATCACCAACGAAGAGAACTTCACCGGGATGTTTGCCGGCCCCTTCACCAAATCCCTGGCAGACGAGTCGGACATCATTGAAGGTGTGAAGGTCGTATCGTGCGGGCGTGGTGACACCATGACTGCTTACGTTGCGCTTCACGATCTGGCTCTGGAGTTGGGGCATGACCCGGACGGGATCGTACGGGAATACTGCGAAGAGAACGAACTTGACGCTGATAACGTTATCGGCTGAAAAAGAAGCGGGGCCTATTGGCCCCGTGCTTTGTTGTACATTTGTTCAACTTTTAAGGCTCGGTTGCGAGATTCGTCAAACGCTCCCGCGAGTTCTTGTCGCTCTGTGCTACAGCCTGCAAACAAGTCGGAGAGCACCATTGCGGCGCGGGTAACTGACGAAACTGCGCTGGAATTGCCGGAAGCGTTACTGGCTCGCTGAAGACGTAGCTGTAGGGCGCCGAGTTCGCCGTGCATGCTGTTAAGAGCAACATCAGCGTCAAGTTTATTGCGCTGGCTTTCAATACGTTGTCTATCGTTGACTTCAAGTTGAGTTGCGAGATCATCGCGTAAACCTCGTTCTGTTTCACGTTGCTTGAGTTCGAATGCTGCCTTGGCCGTCGATTCTTCCGCATTGCGTGATTCCCAACGGACTAGCCAGCCCTTTTCGCTGTAACTGGTGCCTTGGGCGAATCCAACACCCAAGGCCCCGACGACGAGCACTATAGCAATCCAGTGCTCGCCGAGGAAGGCCTTGATCATTTAAACCCCCACTTCTGTACGGGCTTGTGCATGAAATGCGGCCCAGGTCTCAGGATGTGGTTTGCCCGGGCGCCAGGTACGTTTTGCGTACATCTCCCAGGCACCGTCGGCGTCCGTTACCGCAGGCAGCTTGGCTGCGTCGGTGTACATCAGCAGACGGGCCACACAGCAGGCCAGCACATCATCGGTCTCCAGCGCAGCCCAGATGGCGTCAACATCAAAGGGCACGCCCTGAGCCTGACACACAAATTTCAGGGTCTCGGCCGTCTTGGCGTGGTTGGCCACACCCCAAACACCGCCGCGAGAAGTGGCATTGCCTTTCTCGAATTGCCAGAAGCCCCGGGCCGGCCCATTGCCCAATTGGCGCCGGAACTCGAACCGCGATTCCTGCAAACCAATAGTGAGAAGGATCACCTGGGCAGCCGGCGAGTTCATGGAAGCCGGAAGCAATTTAAACGCTTTCGGAAAGATCTTGTTGCGCACTTCGGTCAGCATCATGGTATCGCTCCTTATCGTTTGAAGTAATAACCGCGGACATACACTCGGTATTTAAACTTGTTACGGACTTCACTGAGTTTCATGTGTTATTCCTTGAATTAGTACCAACGGCCAATAGCGGTTCGATGAAGCTCAGCCGTGTAAGTACTACCACCTGTACTATAAGCACCTACAGGGTAGCAACCACCCCATTGTGTAGCAGTACTCAATAGGGGTGACGCCATGAGACTCACCCCGTTAGATTGGAAGGTTTGCGTTACAGCCGGTACTGTAATAAACGGTACAGGATAATCCTGAGCTGCGGCCAAACCACCAATAAATAATGACCCCCAAGCTACGGTTGTACCTAAACCGTTATAGTTAATGACACTAGTGCAAATAAGACGTCCGTCTGCATACTTGGTATAGCTGTTAGTTTGGCTACCAACAACCGTGGTGACACTTTGCAAGATAGCCCCAGTGGCTATTCCTGCGGCCTGCGAAACAGTACCTACAGCCCCCGCACCCATAGAAGTCTTGCCTGTACCCCCTAAGCTTACCGGAAGCGGAAAGCGCAATTGCGAGAGAATCCGCGAAATTGTTGAAGCCATTTGAAACCCCCTGGCTGCCCTTCTCGGGCAGCTATTAATTAAACTTCAACGAGTACGTTAACAGCACCGGCATCAAATGTGTCTGTGCCGTTAGCTGTGGTAACACGAAGGCGATCAAGAGTGCCGGTCAAAGTTACTGCACCACAGATAAAGCCAGTGGCTGCCACGTTACTATAATTGACAGTGCCTGTGCACACCCACGTATTATTCCCCATGTGAGTAAAAGTTATGCTGCCATAAACAGTGTTGGCCCCTGCTGTACCACCAAAAATAACCCCGGTAGATCCTTGAGTTACTGTCGAGCTACTGTTCAAAATAACAGTATTGGCGCAGACATACCCGGTACTTTGAACACTACCAGCACCCAGTTGTGCAATGATAGCTGCGCTGCCAGATCCGCTCAAACCATTAAAAAATAATGTTACCCGTTTCGCGTTAGAAGGAATAACAAAATCTTTATTTACGCCACTAGTAGCGATTTGCGTAATATCGAGCGTTAATTTGTTATAAGTGGACTGAATAGTTGCCACTGTGGCCGCGGAAGCTTTAACCGCGAGCAGCGCATCGTCCTCAGCCTTTGTGTAGTGATCAGCTACCGAAAACGAACCAAAGACTGTAACGGCAACTTCACTGGCCGCTTCGACACCTTGCAACAAGGTAATCAGCGAACCATTGCTGGCTGTGTAGTCATTGGCAATCCAGATAGGGAAACCATTCAGTTCCACCATCAGCAAGGCACCCGGTGTATACACCAGAGTTTTGCCTGCAAGGTCGGCGCCGGTGATAGCTGTTTGGCCCGCAGTGAGGTTGTAAGTGTAACGAACCGCCGTGACGTTGTTGGCTTGCAGCAAATCGTAGAGCACTTTGCCTTGTTTGGCAGACAGTGCTTTATTTGGGTCGGTGCTGTTCAATGCATCGACAATCTCCACCGAGGAAGTCCAGGCAGTCCAAACGCCAGCTTTCTGCGTTCGAACATACTGTTTATCCGTCAAAATGCCGTACGCCAGTTGTTTGGCGTAGCCGGTGGCCGTTCCCGTGATGTGCTTGATGTAAGCCGCTTCCGGGACGTTTACACCACCATTGGTGAAGGCATAAGTACCGGCCACAGACAAAGCGTTGGCATCATCGGTTACGATGCGGGAGATTGGCACACCGCCGTTTTCACCGTAGTCGCCGACTTTCACCAAGCGGTTTGCCGTCGTATCCAGGTTACTGGTCGTCACAGTCCGGGCATTGAACTCAGTCCGTTGAGCATTGCTCACAGGCTTGTCCATGTCCGCAGTGTTGTTGACGTTAGGTAGGCCTACGTCAGCAGCCGTCACCACCACATCACCGATGCGGCCGGCTACCGAGGTCACTGTCTGGCTGTTGTCCGTCTTATAGAAGACGTTGGCCGTTTTCGAGTAGACCAGGTTGTCACCTGCGACGTACTTGATCGTGCCTTCCGGGGTGCTGGTCACAGTACCGCCGACCGATACACGCCAGATGGTCGAGACCGACGGCTTGGCCGGGTACGCACCAGTCGAAAGGTTGACCAGACCGCCATCGGTAAAGGCGCCTGAAGCTTGCTGGGCCGCTGCTACAGCCTCATCCCGGGCAATGCCGGCCTGATCTTTCAGGTCAGAGGTTTCGCCTTTCAGGGTGGTTACAGCCTGCACGTCGGCAGCAGTTGCCAGCTTGTTGGTCTGGGTCGTCTGAACGTTGGCAGCCGTGGTGAGCACATCAGCCGCGGTAGCAGCAGCGCTGTCGCTGGCATGGGTAGCGGACAGTTCAGCCGCATCACGCGCATCACCAGCCAAACCAGCTTGGCGAGTGGCTTCGTCAACCTGTGCCTGGGCGTCAGTGATCACCGAGGCAGCGAAGTCAGCCGAGGCTGCGGCCGACAGTTCACTGGCACGGGATGCATTTTCCGACAGCTTCGAGTTGTCCTCGGAAAGCTTGGCAGCAACCTGCGACAGGCCAGCGGCCGTGGCCGAGTTAGCCGAGGCAACCGAAGAGGCTTCGGAGGCGTCAGCAAAGCCCGAGGCAGCCTGTTCATGCAGACCTGCTTGAGTAGCGGAACCCGCAGCAGCCACTTCAGAGGCTTTGGCATGAGTAGCCGATGCCTGGGAAGAGGTTTTGGCGTCAATGATGATTTGCAGTGCCGTTTCGTCCCACGGACGGGAGAACGTTGGTGTGGTGACGATCAAGTCTTCCACCCGCAACGGGACATCCGACTCGGTGACCACGAAACGGTAGCGCAAACCAGCAGTGCAACCATCTTCGCTCGGGACAGCCCCGGGATTATCCATCAACAGGTAATACGTGGCGAAGCCTGCCATCAATTCGAGAGTTGCCTCGCCTTGTGCGTCAGTTACACCTGCAACGTCGCCAGGCACCTGAATGCCATTGCGAAGCGTCTCATCGAAGCTCGGTTTTCGTGTTGTGACAAGAAACGGGGCATCAGCCACCGGAGTCCCGTCAGGGTGCGAAAACTTGAACAAAACAGCAGTCATTGGCTGTCTCCTAAGAAAAACCGCCCTAACGTGGGCGGTGGTTCGAACTTTATCATCAATAGCGTGTTACGTCCGCAAAGATGAGGTTCCCTATTGCCGGTCGAGGTGTTGTTGGCGGTGGGCTGGCACTTTGAGGCCCCTGTCGAGCTACGCCGGAGATTGCCGCTAAACCGGTACTGACCCGGAGCCCATAATTCAATACCAGGAACGCCCGTTGCTGCCCGATCTGATTCTGCTGAATCCAGTTACCACGGTGGGACATTCCTACAGCAACTGTGGCTACACCCGCAGGCCAGCCATAGTCGGTATTAAAGGCCGGCGAGTTGATCACACCGGACAGTCGCATCCACTTGGCTTGCGCGTCGAAAGTGATATTGCCCGCGGCGTCGAGTAACTGCAAACCAGAGTTGGAACCGGTAACGTTACGGGCACCGAAACAGTAAACCCACATTCCCGCACGCCCAGTTGCCACCAAGTTAAGGACGCTTCCACCCATGGACTCAATTGCCACAGTTTGTCCGTCAGTGGTGCCGAACATCACAAAAGTGGTGCTTGGGTGAATACCCACCGAACCATACCCGTATGGGTACGTTACGTCGGGATACAAGGTCCACGCAGTGCGATCTATCCAGTAAGCGCCCAAATAACTCGCGGCTTGGGAATTTTCATCCAAACGCACGCGAGACATGTCATCTTTCCACAGTTCAAACATCAGTTAGTTCCTACGATGCAAGAACAGCCGTGGCGAACCGCAAGTACGTTGCCCGGGCCGTAAAAGTCAGTAAACGTCCAGGACACCACGTCATTGGCGATGGTGAAGGTTGGGAGGCACGAAACAAACTCGCTGCTCACAGGCATGGACATCATCCAAGGCGTGGCACCGGCAGAAGTCAAACCAGCAAAGTAAAGGGAACCGTTTGCGGTGCCGGTATTGAATGTGCCCAGCGTGCGCCCGAACAGCGTTGAAGCTGTCAGGGTAGCAAAGCCGTTTTCGTCGTAACACTCAAGATCAGCAGACATTACCAAAGTCCCATGCGAACGCGCAGTCGATTGTACTGATCATAGATCTGGATCAGCGACTGAGACATGATCATGCGGCCTTGGCCACCAGACCCGTTAATTTGAACTGTGCCGTCTCGCAGGAAAGCCCAACCCGACGTATTCCACACAAAGTTGTTCGACATGGCCTGGTTTACGGTCAGGGTATCAACTTCGAGGTACTGAGCCTTCACTTTGCCATTGGCAACAATGAAGCTGCCAGACTCATCGCGAAGCTTGCTAAAAGTGAGCTTATTGATCGCGGCATCGTCGATGTACGTCACATCGTTCTCGATGATGAAGGGTTTGCGCTTATTGGTGCCAGTGCGCCCTACCCAGAACCGATCGACATCAAAACCGGCCTCAACAATGCGCCCATCGTTGTAAACACCAAAACCGCCAATCAAACCATTGACGTTTACCTGTGCGGTCCAAAGTGCCCCAATAGAGACAACTTTACCGTCCACTATGTCAATCTTGGTCTGCATGGTCTGAAGCACTTGTGCAAGATCCTCGCCGACCTGGGTTTCCAGATTGGTGACTTGTTGCGCAAGTGCCTGTAAATCGTTGACCAGTGCGGTCTGTTGTACCTGAATAGCGGCGATATTGCCGTTCACTTCAGCCCATAACGTGTTCACTGTGGAAACGAAAGCAGAGCCCTGATCGGTACGAGCCAGCACCTCTTGTTGGAGAAGTGCCCGGGTGCCATCGGAATGTGCACCTACGACAGTGATTTGGGCCGCGAGTGCGTCATCTTCGCCTTGGCGATCCAACATCTCCTGGGTGATGTTTAAATGGTTCAGCTCGATACGCGCAATCTCATTTTTCAGCGCAGGCGCCAAAACACCATTATCGATCTGTCCGGTGAGATCCTCGATCATTTCTTCAATGCGGGGCTTCGCATTTGCCCAGGCAGGGCCGATAAGCCGAGATGGTGTGCCATAAATCGAGTGAACTATGATCCAGTAGAAAAACTGGGTTACAACGGTGCGTTCGATACGGTCGTAGTAGAAGTTGCCCGAAGCGGCTGCGACAAGCACCGTAGCTGCGTTGAAATCTTCAGTTGTACCCCGATAAATCGTGGTGTACGCAACAGCCTCGGGAAATGTGTCTGGCCACGTCCATGTGACATCCACACCGCCGAATGCAGGAACTGCATGCAGCAATAGGTCAGATGTGTTGGGATCTCCAGGCTTTGGCCCGGTCCAGTCCCCTGTACCGCAAACATAGTCACCGGACTCGGTGACCAAGCAAACTTGGCTCATAAAGCCCCCTTATCATGAATCAGCCGATTCTACACCCCTTTTCCCTAGCAAACACCAGTCGTCGTCCCACGCAACCGAGTTCGCGCAGCGGACGAGGACAGCGATGGGAAAGACGACAGGGGTTTGCGACACTTGACGTAGATCTATCTCACAATTACTATCGCAACCGGTCAGTCAGCAGAACCTCACACAAATTATTGGTTAATTCGTGCTCAAGACCAAAACCCCCATTTTCTGGGGGTTTTTCTTTGTCTGTTTATTTTTTGTTCAATTTCTGGTCACTCCCTTCCGCTTTCCGCATCCCGGCACTCGTTCGCTTCGCTCACTCGATTGGGCGCGGACGCGTCAGGTCGTGCCCGGGTGTGGGGTTGGGTGTTGAGGGGATGGGCTCCCTCCGGGAGCACTTGCGCATTAGGCGCCGACGGGGGAGGTGAGCCCCCTCTTATATAACGGGGCCGTTTACTGATCATTTTTTAACCACCAGTTTTTAAGGACGCTGCATGCCCCACATTGACGACTTCCCTACCCTGTGGGGATGCCTGGGAAAACCACGGACAGACAAGATTCGTGATTATCAAACTGATAAAATGGCCATTGGGGGTCCACGCACACGCTGGGTAGCCAACCCACATCAGGACGCCCTCTCGCAGCTACCCTCTATGTACTACAACGCCGCCGTTGATGATGTCATCACTGGTATCGCCGCGTTAGATCAAGGCAGTGACAGGAACCTATCAGCCCCTCGGCTGTATGGTTTGCTCTCACGCAATAAACGAATCAGCACTGAGCTGATCATGGTCGTCATGAATATTGAGGACCGTCAGGCCCGCAAGTACATGGCTGCGGCCAAACTGGCGATCTTCCACCTGACACGTTGCGGTTTTGGCAATGGCATGGAGGTTGATCAAATTATCGACAACGGCTGGCTTGAGAGGCCAATAAATACGCATGAATACTCCTACGCGAACTCCCCTTGTTAAACCCAACCAATACATCCACGACGTAAATTGCGACCCTATTAAAGGGGGGCAGCTTTACACTGTGAACAACATGGGGCGACTTGTTCCTCATTACGGCACCGTACGCGGTGAAGATACTGAAGCTGAGCAAATGGCCCTGGATTTCCCGGCTTACTGGAAACCTTTGCCTGATCATTGGCGGGCCATCGACACCTATCGGGTGGATGACCTGTTCCCATTGCCTTCCTCGCGCCTGTATCACGCACGCAAGAAGCTTCTGGTGCCTGGCACACGAACTGGCGGCAAGTCCGTCTACCACGACCTCAAGGAGGCTCACCGCACCCTCGGGGCGTGGCTGGCCGAACAACCGGAGCAACAAACATGAAGTTCACCAATAACACTGGTTTGTCGCTGTTCGCGCAGGTTTACCTCGCACATGAAACGTATGACCGAGAAGAAGCCGGCCTGTCGGTCACCACACTGCTGAAACCAGTGAAGCAAGTGATCTTGGCCCGCCGTGTACCGCCTGGGATGATGTCTACGGACGTTGCGGACATGATCCCGAGCAGTAACGGCACCGCCATCCATGACGCCTTCGAGGCAGCATGGAAGTCGCCCAAGCTGGCAGACACCCTGATTGCTCTGGGTCATCCGCCTGGAGTGGCCCGTAAGGTCCGGGTCAACCCGTCCGAAGAAGAAGTCGCGGCCGGTGGCATCATTCCGGTCTACACGGAAATCCGCAGCAGCAAAGTTGTTCTCGGCATCAAGGTCTCCGGTAAGTTTGACTTCATCGGTGACGGCGCGGTCGAGGATTTGAAAAATACCTCGGTCTACAAGTACCTGATGGCTGACTTCGAGGCCTACATCCTGCAAGGCAGCATGTACCGCTGGCTGAATCCAGAAAAGGTAACGAAGCCGTGGATGAACCTCACTTTTCAGTTCACTGACTGGAATGGCCGGGATCGCAACATGAACCCGGACAATTACCCACCAGCCCGCATGCATACGCGCAAATTGCAGCTCTTGACCCTCGAAGAGACCCAGGTCTACGTCGAAGGCAAAGTGCAGCAGCTCATTGACCTTGAGCATGCGCCGGAAGAAGATATGCCACCCTGCTCCGACAAGGAACTGTGGCGCAAGCCGGACACCTATCGCTATTTTGCCAAAGCGGCGAAAGCAAGCGAGCCGGGTGCCCGATCCACCAAAAACTTTGACAACAAAGCGGATGCTGATCTCCTGGTCGCCACAAAAGGTGGCGTAGTAGTCACCAAACGCGGCGGTGTCACCGGCTGCAAATATTGCAACGCATTCCTTGCGTGCAAACAGAAAGACGCGCTCATTGCGTGCGGCGATCTGGTTCTGTAGCCGAATACGGAGATATCAATGAAAGCTGTCGAAGACATGTCGCATAACCCCGACGTGGAAGACGTGGTACGGATTCTGTGTGAAAAGACACAGAGTTCGAACCATTTGTTCTTCCGCGTGCTGACGACGTTCCACTTGTGCATGATCGCCTCACAAATGCGGGTAGTGATCCGCACTCATGATCGCGGTGACATTCCAGTCAACATGTACGCCCTGAACCTCGCCACCTCCGGTGCCGGTAAAGGTTTCTCGACGAACATTCTGGAAAAGGAAATTACCAACCAATTCCGCAGTCGTTTCCTGGAAAACTTTCCGTTCACCGCAGAACCGAATCTTGCAAAGATCGCACTCAAGCGATCCAGTCGGGATTCGACGGATTACGACTTTGAGCTGGAAAAGATCAAGAAGGAATTCGCTTCCCTTGGTCCTCTGGTTTATAGCTTCGACTCTGGCACACCTGCCGCTGTAAAGCAGATGCGTCACAAGCTGTTGCTCGCCGACGGCGGCTCGGTGAACTTGATCATCGACGAAATTGGTTCCAACCTGTCAGGTAGTGCCGAAGTGCTCACAACACTGCTGGAACTGTTCGACATGGGTGGCATTCGTCAGAAGATCACCAAAGTGACAGCCGAAAACGTACGTCACGAGGAAATCGACGGCAACACGCCGACGAACCTCATGATGTTCGGTACACCGTCGAAACTGCTCGATGGTGGCAAGACGGAAGACGAGCTGATTTCATTGCTCGATACCGGCTACGCTCGCCGCTGTTTCTTCAGCTACGGCAAAGAAAGCACCCGCGATCTGACGCTGTCTGCCGAAGAGATCTATGACCGTATGACGAACAAAGTTTCGTCCACGTTTGTCGATTCCTTCAGCGAAAAGTTGGGCTACTTGGCCGATTCGCACAACATGGGCACCGTGTTGACGATGACCAAGGAAACCAGCTTGCTGGTGATCCAGTACAAGATCGACTGCGAGCGTTTTGCAGATTCCCTGCCAGAACACGAAGAACAACGCAAAGCGGAAATTTCTCACCGCTACTTCAAGGCTTTGAAGGCTGCTGGTGCATATGCGTTCATCGACGGCTCGCCTGAGCTGACGGAAACGCATTTCTACCAAGCAGTAAAGCTTGCTGAAGAAAGCGGCAAGGCTTTCGAGCTTCTGCTGTCTCGTGAACGCCCCTACGTTAAGTTGGCGAATTATCTGGGGAACTGTGGCACGGAAGTGACCGAACCGGACCTGATGCAGGACTTGCCTTATTACAAGGGCAGCCAGGCAGCGCGCTCGGACATGGTCAAGATGGCAATCGCCTGGGGCTACAAGAACAACGTCATCATCAAGAAAGCTTTCACCGACGGGATTGAATTCCTGCGTGGCGAGAAGCTGAAGGTCACTGACCTGACCAAAATGGTGGTGTCGTATGCTCGCGGCGGTGCCGGTGAACATCCGGCGCATGGTTACGCAAACAAGACAGCTCCGTGGACTCAATTGGAACGTCTGGTTACCGGAACCGATCTGCACTGGCTGAACCACCACGTTCACGGCGGGCACCGCACCGAGGACACTTGTATTCCCGGCTTCAACATGATCGTGCTGGATATCGACGGAACCATGAACTTGGCTACGGCCAAGATGCTCATGAAAGACTACGCCGCGATTTACTACACGACCAAGCGCCACACCGAAGATGCAAACCGGTTTCGTATCGTTCTGCCCACGAACTACGTGTTGCAGATGGATGCGAAGGAATACAAGGAATTCATGAAGAACGTGCTGGAATCTCTGCCGTTTGAAGTGGATGAATCGTGTACCCACCGAAGCAAGAAATGGATGTCGCATAACGCCAACTTCGAGCAAGTTGATGGCGAGCTGTTCGATGTCCTGCCTTTCATCCCGAAAACCAGTAAAAACGAAGAACGTCTTCAGCGGTTGGGCAGCCAACAGCAAATGGACAATCTGGAACGCTGGATCATCAACAACACGGGCGATGGCAACCGCAACGTCATGTTGCATCGCTATGCCCGTCTGTTGATCGAGGCCGGGAAGAACTGGGCCGAAATCAAGGACCACGTTACGTCTCTCAACGATAAGTTGGCAGACAAGTTATCCGAAGCCGAGATTCTCGGTTCAATCATGGTCACTGTCGGCAAAGAACTCGCGGCACGCCCATAACCTTCACACTGGCCCCGTCCCGGGGCTTTTGTGATCTCTTTTCTGGAGTATTCCCATGAATGAACATTTGGCGCTCATTTGCGGCAAATCGGGCAGCGGCAAGTCTGCTTCCCTGCGAAATCTGCGCGACCCTGAATCAGTTCTGTATTTGAACTGCGAAGCTGGCAAGCGTCTGCCGTTCCCTGCGAAGTTTGTGCAGCGAACCGTGACGAACCCAAACCAAGTGAAAGAAGCTTTCGCCTGGGCTGAAAAACACGACAACATCAAAGTCATCGTCATTGACACGTTGACCTTCTGGCTCGATATGTACATCAGCCAGTACGTCAAGCCTGCGGCCGATGGTCGCGCTGCGTGGGGCAACTTTGCCGAGTTCTTCAAGTCAACCATGCAGGTTGACGTGGCCAAGTCCACCAAGAAAGTTATCTTCCTCGCGCACACGCTCGATACCTACAACGAAACTGCGATGGTGATGGAAACTGCCATCCCGGTCGCCGGTTCGCTGAAGAACCAAGGCATCGAAGCCTATTTCTCGCTGGTGCTCATGTGCCAGAAGGTGAAGATCTCCGACCTGGTCGAAGGCAGCCCGCTGCTGAAGATCACCGACAAAGAACGTGCCGTTGGCTTCAAGCACGTCTATCAGACCGAGGTCACGAAGGATACGCTTAATACGCGCATCCGCGGTCCTATGCTGATGTGGGCCGACAACGAAGTTTTCATCGATAACGACATCCAGAATGTCATTGACCGTATGGACGAATATTACGTCTAGTGGCCCCCTCCGGGGGCTATTGCGATATTCATTCACCTTCCCTTAAATTTGGAGCAACACGATGAGCAGTCTCAACCCTTTTGCCAACACCGCTAACACCACCAACGAACAAATCGAAACCGACAGTGACCGCCTCGGCGGCAGTTTCACCTGGGAAACCGATGCGTATCTGGTGACCATCCTGTCGGCCTTCGCCGGTAAGTCCAAAGGCGGCGCCGGTTCCATGACTCTGGAAGTCCAGGGTGCCGACGGACGTAAACACAAGTTCACCGAGTGGGTCACCTCCGGCGATGCCAAGGGCAACAAGCCGTACTACGAACGTGACGGCAAGAAGTCCTACCTGCCCGGCTTCAACAACATGAACGCCATCTCGATGTTCTGCGCCAAGAAAGAACTGAACGCGCTGAACTTCGAGACCAAAATCGTCAAGTTGCGCAACTTCGATACCAAAACCGACGTGCCGACTGAAGTGCCAATGGCGGTCGAGCTGATCGGTAAACAGTTCATCCTGGGCCTGCTGAAGGTCGAAGAGAACAAGACGAAGAAAGTCGGCAACGACTATGTACCGGTCTGCGATGCAACCGGTGCCCCGATCACCCGCTTCAGCAACGAAATCGGCAAGATCTTCTTCGCCGACAACAAGTGCACCATCGCTGAACTGCGCCAGGCCAAACAGTCCGGCGCCGCGCCGACGGCCGACTTCTACGACAAGTGGGTCGAAGCCAACAAAGGCAAAGTGATCGACAAAGTCAAGAAAGAAGGCCTCGTGCCTGAAGCTGGCGGCGCCGGTCCTGCTGGCACCCCAACTGACGCGTCCGGCGCCGAAGTTGATTCGTTGTTCGACTGAACACCACCCTGGGTCGGGTAACCGGCCCCATTTCAGGAGCTGTCCATGTCTTCACCCGCCGAACAAGCGCTTGAGTCCCAGATTCAAGCCAAAGGCCTCACCAATGCCCCGCGTGTTACACCGGCTGCTTTGGACGCCATGATCAAGTCCACGGAGCTGATCAAGATCGAACCTTCGATCCTGCTTTGCATCCTGACCTTGCACAACGGCCTCACCGTCGTCGGTAAGAACCTGGGCAGTGTATGCCCGGAGAATTACGACGAAGCACTGGGCAAACAACTGGCAATGCGCGATGCACGTGACCAACTGTGGCCGCTGGCCGGCTTCATGCTGGCTGAGGACATCCACCGGGGTAATCGCCCACTGACTCAGGAACAGCGCGAACTTCCTGACCATGTGCAGCGCGTTATCACCGAGATGTTCCAGGTTGCCGCTCGTCTGATGGGTTTGTCTGAATTCCTAGCAAAACTGGACGGCGGCGAACTTTCCAGCTTGAATCTGTCAGATGACGAGGTTGCTGACCTTCGCGAACAACACGGGCTGATGAAGTCCTACGTCGAAGTGCTCCAACGCCGCCTTGCTCGCGCTGGTGTGTAATGGCTCGGTTATCTGTCGCCGGCCATGACCCTTCCTCACGGAATTGGGGCATAGCTGGCGGTATGATAGATACCGACACAGGTATCGTGACCATCAAGACTCTCCGGGTTGTGCGGTCTGAATCGCTCGAAGGAAAGCAGGTGCGGCAGAATTCACAAGATCTGCGCACGGCAAACCAGTTATATGAGGGCGTGGCTCCTTTCATGGCAGCGAGCTTAAACTTCGCCGAGATTCCGCAAGGTAGTCAAAGCGCCCGCGCCTCGCTCTGTTCTGGCATCTGCATTGGGGTTTTGGGCGGTCTACGCGCCAAATCACAATTTTTTGAAGTAACGCCCAATGAGGTCAAACTTGCGACTGTTGGCAGCCGAACGGCAACCAAAAAGCAAATGATCGCTTGGGCTGTGGCAAAACACCCGGAAGCCCCCTGGCCCCGGAAACCGAAAGGAGAAATCCTGCTCGGTGACGCCGAACACATGGCTGACGCCATCGGCGCGATTTATGCGGGTCTGCTCACAGACCAGTACAAACAACTCATTCAATTCCATAAAGGAACCGCATTATGCAACTGATTCTGACCCACGCTGACCTCGAAACTGCCCTGATCAACGACCTGCGCAATAAAGGCATGACTGCCTTCGAACCGGGCAAAGCTTCCGTCGATTTCAGCTTCAAGCGCGGCACCAAAGAGCTGATCTGCACCCTGGACACCGACCCGAAGCCGGAAGCGCCGGTTGCCCCAAAGTCGAAATCCGACGCGACCGAAACCGTGACCACCTCTGCACCGCTTGCCGAAGTCCCGGACACTGCACCAGCCGGGGCTGTAAGCGAAGCTGCGCAGGTTGCCGAAGCAGCGGCGGAAGTCCCTGTGACTACCACGACTGAAGCCCTGGCTGAAGTCCCTGCTGCCGCTGGCGAAGACGACAACCTGTTCGACTGATCAGGCAACGCCCTGGGCAACCAGGGCAAACCAGAGGTAGAACATGGCCAAGGCAGACCCCAGCAGCATCAAGCGTCACTGGTTTCTTGCGGTATGGTCAGTCGCACAGGTCGGTAGTTACATGCCGGCCAGTGCATACGTCTGGTCTGACAAGCGCAGTCTGTCGATCCCGATCTTGAATGCTGCGAAAGAGCAGCGCAAATTAGGCGAAGCGGCTGTGCTGATCAATGTCTCCTATGTGGGGTACATGACCCAGTACGAACTGACTGGCACTTCGCCGGACCCAGTACCGTCGGTCACGACGGCAGCTTACAACCTTGGTTTGGAACAGGCACTGACTGTCCCGGACCCAGAACAACTGGTCAATGCCTTCCCTGAAGGTGACGACTTCAATCGCATGGAATGGGATAAGGGCTCAGCCCGTGGCCGTGAAATGCGAAGCAAGATCGTAGCAACATCGTCTCGGCCTCCCGAGATCGGTGTTAATGCGACCCCGGACCATATACCGGTATAAAAAAGGCAGGAGGGGCCTGTGTCATTCGTGCTCCTGTAAATACAGATCGGATAATGCTGTGATCGGTACTGAACAGCAAAACCAACTGAAGTTGGCGAACAGAACGACGTTTGTTACCGCGAAAACTGTTTGGAAAACAACGAGCCGAAATTTATGGCACTTCTTCTGGACATCAGAAACGCCGTCGCGACGGCAGGTACAGAAACAAAGCTGAAGTGCCACCTAATTTGGCAGCAAGGCATCAGCCTCATAGCGCTGTGCGAAAGTCATCCTAACTGTGGGATGAGAGCTGAAGCTGATCAGGTGTAGCACCGATCATGCTGCCACCCAGGTTGAGATTGAAGGTAAAGCTGAGCGTTCACGCGCTTGTGATGACCGACCGTGACTACCGACATCACCAATCTCATTTGAACCCTTGTCCCGGGCAGGGGCTGCTGACCCGACGAGCATAGAGTCGGTATGTCTGTTCGAACATAAGATCGAACCCAATATCGCCGTTTACGGTGGTATTGGGGAGCATACCGGGAGGGATAACGACCATTTGTAACTGGAAGTGGTCTGTTACGCCGGTGTGTTCCCCAATACCCCCTAGGGTATTAAAAAGATCCGCCGCTGTACCTAACAGTACGAGTAAGTGCTGAATTTGGTAAAAACAGAAATGTGGTTACGCGAGCGTGCAAGTTAGCCGTATTAGCGTACCTCTGACCTGACGGGCAGGGGAATAATGAATTTAAATCTCAACATAACTTCAGCCGAAGTCAGTTGTACACGAACAAGCAAGTTTGTGGCTAATAACCTATAAAGTTGTGAGATGGTTACTCGCCCGGAACATTATCTCCGCAAGCTGACTCGTAAGAGAGGTTTGCACTTAGATGGTGTTCTGGTGGTACATCTGCCACTCAGTAGTGAGTGTTGCCATGGGAAGCCGCGGTAGATGTACTTCCAGAACACCCACCAACAGAAGGAATGCATTATGTGTGAACAATGTAACCGTGATCTGCTTGCAGCGGCACAAGCAGCCAGTTTGCTCGCGAGTGCAGCAAAAGACCTCTACGACATCAACCAGCACAATGAATCGAAGACATTGGCTGTTGCCGCCGCTGAGCTGTTCAGTAGCGTCAAGAGCGATGTGCCGTCCGGCAGGTATAACACCGAACCTGCCGAAACCCCTGCTGAGCCTGAAAAAGCTGAACCGGGAAAGAAATCTGGCTCTAAACTGCCCCAGGGCTTCACCATCAGCGACGATGGCATCATGTACATCAATGGTGCGGCTATTGGCCGGGTTGTTGTAATTGGCCCGACTAAGCATTGATCCGGGCAGGTCTGCGCCTGTTGAAGATTTGCTTCAGCATTGGCGCGCTGCTTGCCCTAATCACGTCATTCATTGTGTTTGGTTACGCAATTAAGATCATTGGCTTCTTGTTAGCCGTCTTATGCGTGATCTTCTTCATTGGTGTGCTGGTTTGGGCCGGAATCAAAGAGTTCTGGCAGTCATGCAATAAAAAACCCCCAAAGTAGGGGGTTTTTTGTGGGGGTGTAGCTCAATGGTAGAGCAGGCGCCTTCTAAGCGTTTGACGCAGGTTCGATTCCTGCCACCTCCATCAGTTATGGGATGCGTCGTCTAATGGTAGGACACCTTGCTAACAAGCGAGAGAACGGGGGTTCGTCTCCCCCCGCGTTCCATCTATTTACAAAAGTTTGATTGCAGGCAACTCCTTCAACGAACCCAGGTAACCAAGTGCGCTGTCTTGCAGTGGATTGTTACCGATCTTGTCAACCCAGCTAGAATCCATCACAGACTGCAAACCAGAGATGAAATGTTCCAGTGTGGCCAAGATCAGCCCGCGTGCTGGGCGTTCCCGCACCAAGCGCATAATCACCTTCTGGATTCGCAAGTAATACTTGGTGAACATCACAATACCCATATCGTTCAGATATTGCAGGGTACGGTGCGAAGGCAGGTCGTAGTTTACGAAACTGTCCTCAGCCAGACGCAATGCGTCAGCTTTGCTCAAAGGATCTTTCTTGCGAGTAGTTGCGTGCTCAAAGAGCGCATAACGTGCAACCAAGTCAGACAATTGAGTAGATTGGCTCAAGAATTTGTACGTGGCGGTATCGTGAGTCATGTAGACCTGACGACCGACAGTACGCATCCATGCTGGCACCTTAGAAGTGAACCGTTCTACCTTACGCTCCAGTTGAGCCTTGTAGGTGTAACGATCATCGTCAACTTCAACGTCTTCTACGATTGTCGGCATAAGGCCGGCATCAATCAGCGGTTTGATCGGGTTACGCGCCAAACGATCCCGCAACTCAACCATTTCAGCTTCAGCACCGGCAACGTCGGCGTAATAACCGATATCAACCGATTGCTGCAACTGCATCAAGCGTTTCGAATCCTTACGGTAATCGAGAGCACTTTTGATTGCGATTGCGTGCGAAGCGACAGCCTTTTGCAGTGGAACACCTTCCCAAGCCAGCAAAGTCATGTTGGACATGATGTTGCCTGCCAAGGTCAGCACGTTCTTCACAACGAGGATGTCTTTCATCTCTTTGACCAGCGCCTGGATGATGTCTTCAGCTTGACCAACCCGCAGTGCAGCTTTCTCACCGAACATGGCCGAAGTGATCCCAACAAGGGTCTTTTCGAACAAGTTACGGTCAGTCGGTAGCGCAGCGAATGCGTTGGTCAGGCTAAATTTCCGATAGCCAAAAATCAGGTCGATTTGGTCAGCAGGGACGTACATCGCCTCTTCTTTCCAGACTTTCTTGATTTCTTTCTTGGTGCTCTCCGGCAGCAGGCGATATGCCTCAGCCAAGGTTGCATCATTGCTATCAGCAGCCACGCGCAGGTACGAAGCCGGCCGCGAGGTGTAATCAGCACGATACTGGTCGTACATCGACCGAACCACATCAGCATTCTGCGAAGCAGACGACACCTTGTCAGTAATCTGACCGGCCATGACTCCCATCACCTGATCCATCGAATTATCGCGGTCCAGTAGGACATCGCGGTTGTGTTCGACCATCAGGTGACGGTAGTCAGCTATGCGGCCGTCAGGTGCCAGGGTGGGGGCCATGTGCCCAGATTGTGCATTCCGTGGGTCGTAATTTGGGCCACGGTTGAACAAGTCGGTAATCGCACCGGCTTTGGCCGCCGCAATCTGCTGGCGCACGGCGGCAGACGTGGTCTGCGTACCTTGCATCATGTTCAGCGCTTCGGTGATCGGGCTGGAACCTTTCGAGTTCATCCCGGTAAACGACAGGGCGCCAGTCAGCAATGCGTTCTGGCCAGAGCCTCGACGGGTCATCAGGACACGGGAACCGCCTTGCAGTGCCTTGACGTTAGGGTCCATTTGCAGACGGGTGCCTACCTCGTAACCGGCCCGCAGGTGAGCTGCCACGTCTGCCTGAGAGACCAGCAACACTTCGATCTTGTTGTCGTGAATCTCGGCAACGTAACCGGTTTGTTGTAGTGCTTCAGTACCGGCGAACAGATCCTTCCGGGCTTTCTCCTGGAGGCCTGTGTGCAGCTTCAGCATGTATTCCACACCGTTGCCACCGTCTTGACGGTTCATCTCGGTGCGCAGTACCTGCTTGGCATTGTTGACATCCACGTCACCCGAATATTGCAGGCCATAGACACCCACCAACTGCTCCAGCAACGGCGTCAAACCAGCAACAAGATGAGCATCCTGCCCAGCCTTTTTGGTGCCGTACATCGCCGCAATGTTGCCGGTGGACAGCATCAGGTTGGCCGAGGTCGCGCCACCAATTACCTTGTGGTGAGCCAAGTCTTTGGCCTGGCTGATCATGTACTGCGAGTTGCCGGTGATGGCTTTGACCTGGGCTTCCAGATCGGCGCGGTACGCTGCCATCTGAGCCGGATCTTCCATCAGGTCACGCAGGCCCGACACACCTTTCACCGCAGCAATTGCTTGGGCGTTGGTACGCAGGAAGACTTTGGTCAGCGCATCACGCTGGTCCTGGGTCAGATCCTGGCCTTGGTTTACGAAGGCACCGTTGACCGCGCTGGCAGTGTTTTCAATCACAGCCTTGCGTTCTTGCTCGATGGCCTTGGCCCCTTTGAACAGTTCGGCAGCCAGACGGCGGGAGTCGTAGACACCACGCCACTCGCTCACGATACCGATCATCAGGCCCTGACGGGTTTTGAAGTAATGGTCTCGGGTCACAGTGATCCGGTCCAGTACTGCATCCAGACGGTCGCCTGCAACAGTCGAGATCGCCGCACCCACGAATGGGACACCCGGGATACGGGATTGACGGAAGAACTTCGATTGGCCGAAGGCATCCGCCTTCTCGCGAACCTTTTCACCGGCAGCCGACAGGACAGTCTCGATTTGGTCGAGGGATCCCAGTTTGTCTTGGCCGAAGCGAGCTTTACGCTTGGCTTCGATGTCCACCATCTGCTCTACCAGGGCGCTCAGCGCTTGGTTGCCAGCTTGGCCCGGGGTGGTCTTAGTCGCCAGCGAAGACAGGCGAGTCATGATCCGACGGAAGATTTCAGTCAGGCGGCTTGCCCATGGCAGGCTTTTCAACGGAACGTCCAAGTTCGCAGTCGAGAACGCCATTACGTTGCGGACTTCAGCCGATGCCAGGCCCAGTGCAGCAAAGCGCGACAGGTATGCGTTTTTGCTGGTGATTGCAGCCTGTGGACGGAAGATGAAGTCGAACTTCGCTTGGGCGATATCCTTTTCATTCTGGCTTGCGGTAGCCCAGACACCTTTGTGGAAGTTGGCCGGTTTCAGGGTAGCTCGCGCTTCCTTGAACAGGTTTTCCAGCCCTTGGCGTGCAAACAAGGTTTCCTTTTGGTCCATGGCGAAAGCCACAGTAGCTTGAACCGATTCCAGTACAAACGCTTCCTGTTGCGACAGGATGAATGCATTGGTGGTCGCTTCCGAGCTGAATGGCAGTTTGCCGGTCTGTACAGCCTTCAGGAATACATCCATTGGGGTGAATGCACGGTTAGCCGCTGCTTGTTCTTTGAATGCACCGTAAGGGCCGTAGATCGGGTCAACTGTCTCGTTCAGCAGGTTCTTCAGGTACTCAGTGTGGCGTGGGTCAGTTTGGGTGCCCGACACCGAAGCCAGTGCATCAAACACTTGCTCAGCAGTCATGGCATTGATGTGATCCACAGCATCTTCGTACTTGTGGGTGCTTGCCGAGCGGGAGTCGCGTACAGCGGCCGCTTCCTGGAACAGGCCAGCAGCATTCGCCACTAGGTTGGCCATACCATTGTTTTCCGACACTTTATTGGTGCCGAACAGCATGGTGGTCAAGCTGTTGATGAACTTGCGCAGGCCAGACAGCAAGCCGGCGTTTTTCTGCTCAACTTGAATCTGCGACAGCACGTCACGTTGGAATGCCTTGTTGGTCAGGCCCCATGCCAGCAGTTCATGCACGTTTGCAGTGGCATTGCGGAACTGGGCCGACAGTGCGCCGTTGTTGTCGATGAACTCGGCAGCTTTGGTGCGGATGGCCTCCAGATCAGCAACAGCACGGCCGACGGCAGTGTTCTTACCTTCATGGGCATCAACGAGGTTCGCCAGGGCAGCATGAACCAGTTCGTGGGTCAGCATTTCCGGGGTGATACCCGATTCAACGAATTCAGGCGACTTCACGAACAAAGCTTCGGTGTTGTTACGCTGTGCATACCAACCACGGGATTTATCCACGCCTTCACCGAACGCGCCTTCAGGGCCGGTCTCGGAGGTGACATAGTTCACTGGCAGGTTGGCCGGGATACCTTTCTTGGCCATCTGCAACACAGTGCGTTGGAACGGGTCTTGTACGTAGGCAACCATCGAGTCGATCAGGTTGTGTGCGGTCAGGTTGTTACCTTCCAGCAGTTCCACCAGATTCACGTCAGATTGCACTACCGGCGAGCCCAGTTGGCCCCATACCGACAGTTTCGCTTCAGATGCACCATTGACAGCGTTGATCACTTCGGCAGCTTGATGCTCAGGCAGAACCTGCACAGCATCAGCCAAAGTCCGGTTACCCGAAACCATGGAATCAATGACCTTGGCCACCGCCTCAGTTTGCTCAAGCGAAGCCAGAGTATTGAGGGAAGTGGCCGGCGCCAGTGTGGTAACCGAGGTGTTGGACAGCACGGCTGTTTGACCTGGCTGATACACAGCAGGATCGACAGCAGCGGCAACGTCCAGCATTTCAGCAACCGATTCAGCAGCTTCGTTGAACGAACTTCCCACTTCACCCAATTTCTTGGATGCAGCTTCACGGTCTGCGTCATTCACCAGGTACGAACCACCTTCTGTGGCGTACTGACCAATAGCCTTCAACTCGGCCATCATTTTCAGCTTGTCAGTGTCTGCCTGCTTGGCAGTTTCACGGATAGCGGTCAGTTGCTCAGCAATGCCGCCGCGCTTCTTCTCAGTGCGCTGAATCATCTTCTCGCGCAGCTTTGGCTGAATCAGTGCTGCCAGTTCCGGGTTCTGCATCACTTTGGACACACCGGCCAGCACTTCATCCAGCATGTTGGCCATAGCCGTCGGCGAGGAGTAGTTCAGCAGGGTATCAAAGGTGGCTTTGTTCAGCCGCTGGCCCGCTGTGGCGATGTCATTCAAACCAACGCCGTGAGCATCGTGCACGTTCAACACATCATTATCACCAATAGCAGTGTGCGATATGTTGGAGTCGCTGGAGTGAATCGAGGTAATGAACGGCATTACGCCCGGGTCAATGTCTTCGGTACGCGAAGACGAGACACGAGACGAACCGATGCCCTGCATTTGGCCGTCCGGTGCGATGGTGTTAACCAATTCACCGAATGCGACTTCTTGCTCGTACGGCAGCGAGGAATCCAGCTTACGCTGCGACTTCGCCATGTACATGCCAGCTTCGCGTTGCTTTGCCGCCTGAGACATAGCAGTTTGCAGGATTGGCGCCATATCGCCCATCAGCTCCTGGACTTGTGCCAGTTGCTCTTTGGTCAAGGTGCGAATCGCCTCACCACTATTGTTACGTGCAACTTCAGGGCTCGACTGCTCAACGAACTCGGTTACACCGTCACGCACTGCGTTGAACAGGTCAAACGAGAGTTGTGCGGTCTGGTTGATCACGTTACGGCGAGCAATGAAGGTCGCGTAGTTGTCAGCCAGTGCATCTTCAGTCGGCTTGCCCAGCAGCTCATAGAACGACTTCTTCAGGGCCGCTTTTTGCTGATCATTCAGTTTGGTCTCAAGTGCCCGGGCATAACCCATCTTCGCATCCAGTGCAGCCTTTGGCGAACGAAGCAAGGTATTGACCGCGGTGAACAGCTCAGTAATGGCAGCATCATCACGCTTTGCAGCAGCATCTTCGATACGGCTGTAGATCGCTTCAACGAAGCCGTCAGCCATGCCTTCTACCGCAGTTTTCGGGTTGGACCCGAACATCAACGCAGTCAGCGGCTTCTTGATGATGTTACGGCCTTTAGAGGTCACGTTGCCTTCGGCAGTTTGCAGTTGACCGGTGATGGTCTGCATTGCTTGCAGCATGTTGACGTTACGGCCTTGCAGACGGTTCAAAGCGCCAGCAATGTTCGACTCATAGAGGTCGAGGTTGCCATCAACTCCGTGGAAGTCATTGAACTGAGTGAACGGGCTATCCAGTTGGAAGAACCCACCTTGGTTCATGGTTTCAAAGCCTTTTGCGCCCAGCATCAGCAGGGACAGCATAGGACCGTTGGTCACACCATCGACTTCACCCATCATGCTGGTTTCGAACGCAGGCTTACCGTCTTGTTCAGCAATGCGCTGCTCAGCCAGGGCTACCAATGCGTCGAACGAATGGAAGTTCTCGCCGCCAGCTTTTACCGCAGCAACGATTGCATTTTCATTGGTTTCACCAGTATCGCGCAGCACATCAACCAAAGCGTCAACACCTGCTTGAATTGCCGGGTTCGACACAACAGCATCGTAGCCAGCCAGAACAACAGGGGTATTGGTCGCTTCGGTCTTCTTGCCGAACGCTTCCAGCACACGCAGCTTGAAGTTGTTCATCGACGCAGCATCAGCTAAGTCAATGGACGCATTCCAGCTTTTCATGGCCAGCATGTGACGGTGGATCTTCGAAGTCTGCGGGTTCACCACGTTTGCGGTCAAACCAACACGTTGAGGCTTCCAGACCGAGCGCCCGAAGAACATTTCCTGTTCCAGGCCGTTGGTGCTTGGATCGGCCGACATTGCGTTGATGAAGGTGTCGAGGTTATCGACTTGCTGAATCAGACCGTCATTCTTTGCACGGCGGGAATCCAGGTTCTCAACGTGAGTAGGGTTGTCAGTCGTGGAGACCACGCCGCCCATCTCGTACAACGCCTGCTTGCTCAACTTGCCCCAGACGTGCCACATGTTCTGACGAACGACGTGGGGTTTGGCGCCTTCTTTATTCAGGATCGTGGCCAGGCCTTTAGGCACTTCTTGTCCGGTGCGTTTGGCGAATGCCTGGTCGAATTTGATCGGGGTGTAGCTCGGCTCAATGCCAGCAGCTTGCACCGACATCAGCTTGTTCACCACGGACTGTGAGCCGACGTTGCGCTCGCGGATACGCTTGGTGATTGGGCTGGCTTCACGCTTACCGTTCACCTCTTCCGATTTAACCCGGACGAAGGTGTGCTTGACGCGTGGATCGCCTTTTTCATTGGAGTCCATCAGCGCTTGGAGTTTCACGTCCGAGAGCTGTACGCGCTCAACGATGCCCAGCTTCTCCATGGCAGCGATTGCTCGCGTACCGATAGAAGCTTCCAGCTTGCTCAGTTCAGCGGCAGTGCCTTGCTGAGTGACACGCAGACCCATCGCTTGAACGATACGGCCACCGAGTTGCGAGGCAACCACGGATTCACGCGTACCGATCAGCGACAGTTCTTTGTATGCAGCAGACGAGATCTCAGAATCGAGTTCGTTCAACAGAATAGCGTTGATTGCCTCGTCGGAGTTACGCAGTTGAGTTGCGTTTTCGTTAGCCCAAGAGAACATGCCAAAAGAGACGGCAGTCGCCACGTTCTCATCAATTTGCCCATCCGCGTTCTGGAGGAACTGCGCCATGTCCCGGTAGAAGAAGTCCGGGCGTTTAGCGCGAGATTCCGTCACCTTAAATTGGTTGCGGATCGCTTGCGCAGAGAATTGCGCGAAGTTAAAGAAAGCGTTGAGGGCTTGGGTTTGCGGGCCAGTCAGGTCACCTTTCTGGTCGATAAAGTCCTTGGCCTGCACTTCGCCTGCACGGATCGCAGAAGCGAAGTCTTTGACAGCTACCAGCGGGCGAACGCTTGCATCAGTCTCGTTGCCGGCCTGTTGTTCAAACAGCTCCGAAACCAGATTGACAGAACGGTAGTTGTCGGCAGTTACCGCCGCACCAGTTCGCTCGCCGATTACAGTGAGCTGCCCTACATTTGCAGGTGCCGACTCGGCCGCTTTCGGGGCTTCTTCTGGTGTGACCGCAGCTTCTTCAGTTACAGCGGACGTAGGTGCCTTGTCTGCTACCGGAGCTACCGGTGCAGGGTCAACAGTCGGCGTGGCTGCAACTTCAGGAGTTGCCGGGGTAACTTCACCCTGTACTGCGGCAGTCGGTTGCACAACCGGCGCCGAAACAGGAGATGGAGCAGCATTTACCAGAGCTTCCATTGCAGCAGCAGTTTTCGTCAAAGCGTCAGCTTCCGCAGCTACACCGTCGCGTAGCTTGAAAGAACGTGCGTCAACTACCAGACCACCAGCTTTCTTCAGGGCAGAGCCCTTCAGGTCAGTTGGACCCCATTCGCCTTGCTCATTACGCACGATGTTGATCGAATTATCAGTGCCCTTCACTTGCTTGAAGGCAGTGGTGATAGCGTTCAGTTTCGACACACGACTGTCAGCGAATGCGCGGATGCCATCGACTTGCGAGCGGGCTGCGTCTTCGTTGCCATTGGCCAGGGCCATGCGGATTGCATTGCGATATTGCGAGATACCTTTGAAACCGTCGCCACCAGTGGCAATGTCCGAACGTACGCCAGTAAGGCCTTTCAGGGCGTTGGTTGCCACCTGAGCCTCGCTGAAAAGGCGCATGGCAGTACGTTGCGGCTCAGACAGTGCTTCGCTCTGTGCAAGAGACTCGGCAATCTGGGTGTCCACGGAATCAGGGTTGATCATGGTCAGGGTTAGCAGACGGTCAGCCGCCTGGGTATCGCCTGTCTGTGCTTGGGTAGCGATGGCCTCGACTTCAGCCTGCTCAGGGCTGGAATCTACGCGCAAGCGCTCGGATGCCGAATAAATCTGACCCAACTGGCTTTCCAGTTCGGTAAGGCGGGCTTGGTCAGCTTTGCGTTGTGCTGGGGTGTAACTCGATACAGCCTCATGAATGTCACGCATTTCAGCGATTTGGGCTTGGTCTGCACCAGCGGCCTCAAGCTGATCAACAATGGCACCAATACGGGCAACAGCCTCCGGGGAGGTGTTGTCCAGGCGAGCCTGAATCGACGACACATCAGCCGTCACGTTTTGCTGAATTTCGTCAGCTTTAGCAAGGTTTGCGTCAACATCAGCACCCGGCGTCAAGTTCAACTGGTGCAGTGCTTCAACAGCACGAACCGGGTTGTAAGTCGGCGAGGTTGCATCAGCCAGCGACGAAACGTCACCAGATTCAACAGCATTGGTAAATGCTTCAGTAGATGCGGCACGAGCGGCCGGATCTTGTTTAGGACCGCCAAGGTGGCCCAGTTCTACAGCACCGTGGAAGTTACCGCCAACAAGCGCACCAATGGTAGCGCCTTCGACGATTTCTTCCAAAGATGCGTCTTCCAGTTTGGCTTTGGATTCGGCGTAGGTTTGATAGCCCTCAGTCACGCCTTCGCGTGTCATTGCACCAACAATTCCCGCAGCCGCAGCCATGGCCTTGGAGCTAGTGCCAGTACCCGCCGCACGGAAGCCGCGCAGCATGGAGGCGTCACCAACTTGTTCAGCCAGGGCCGCGGATGCAGCAAACAGGCCCATCTTCGCACGCTCATTGGCGTTCGGCAGTTGGCCGTTGTTCTGGTCGAAGTATTGACGCACACCTTCACGGTAGGCGTCATAACCGTAACCGGCGTTCGATGCAGCCATCACGGGGGCGCTGTAGGCCGCAGCCAGCAGTTGTGGAATGTTCTCTACCACGTATTCGGCGGTAGCAACTGGACTGCTTGCCGCAGTTTTCAACGCCTCGCTCAAGGTCGAATCGAGACCACCGAAGCCTTCAGTCAGCGCGTCTTTATAGTGACCAATCTTGAACGCTTCCGCCGCATAACGCAGACGGTTGACGCCATCACCGGTGTTCTCTTTGAGATCCCGGCTCAGACGCTCACGGTTGGTTTGATCGACGATGCTGTCAATATTGAAGAAATCATCGACGTTCTGCGCTACTTCTTGCAGACCTTGCGTGCCTTGCAGGCGTTGCAGGTAAGTTTGAGGTACGCCATCGTCGAGCGGTGCAGTTTGATCGAGCAATGCCCGGTCAGCGTCAGACGCTTGGCCAGTTTGCAGTCGGTTGTATGCTTGAACCTGTTCTTCAGGAACAGAGCCTTGGGCCAAACCAGAGATCGCATCAATAGGCAGGGTTGTGAGGTTGCCAGCCAAACGGCTAGCCCCCGACACAAAGGACGCACCGAAGTTAATCGCAGCGCCCACGGTATCTTCAACGTCGTAACCCAGCTTATTGACGAGAGCTTGCTTCTTTTCAACAGAAGCTGCCGCAACTTGATCAGCCTTTGCAGACAAATCAAAAAGGGGGCGGAAGCCCCCTGTTTTTGCGGCAGGCAGGCCGGCAGGGAACAGTTGGTCGAAACCGTTGTTCTCGTCGCCGTTTGCCATAATTGTCTCTCCTATCAGTATTTAAGATCCTCGTCTGCGGAAGGCAGGAGGTCTGGGCCACTCGTTGACGACTTGACCGGTTCTTTTCCTGCCAACTCAGCGAGTGCCTGCACAATACCAGAAGTATCGAGCTTAGAGCTAGACCCGAGTTGAGTTTTCGCCCGTTTAAGTGTGTTCATCACATTGCCCGCTTTAGCCCGAATATCCTGCGCTTCGCGGACCTTTGCACGGTTTGCTGCACCTGCATTACCCGATAGGCTATTGCGCAGATCATTACGGATATCGTTCATAGGGTTATCAGAGACGTTCAGGCGGTTGCTGTTCGAAAGCAATACCTGTTGCAGGATTGCAGGGGGAACTTTGTAGTTCTCCCCTTCTACATCGATACCCGTGGTGAGCAAATCAGTAATGCCGCTCTGTACCTGCGCGAAGTCCGTTTTGTCTGTGTTAAGCCAAGACGAAAATTTATCCAATCCACCGGCAGCCTTCAAGATGACCTGGGTGTCTTTCGTTGGATCGGTAGAAGTGCTGGCCCATTCGTTACCAGACAGCTTGCTATTCAAGATCCCTTTGGCTTGCTCGGCTGCATCGTCGAGAACCTTGGCACCTTGACGATAGGTACGTTGATCCTCGGCGTCCTGGCGTGCTCCGCGTTGATACAGACGGTTTTCCGTAGATGCTGCCATGTTCTCCTGGAATTGGGCGATCTGACGGCCTTCAGCGCGGTTCTGACGGCTTTGGTCCTCGGCGGCATACTGACGGCGGGTCCGGGCATCCAAGATCCCCATGAGGTTGTTGGCGACCTTGCCTTCATCCAGAAACTGAGTATCGGCCAGCAGTTTTTGCACACCTGCTGCATCGCCGGCTTGGGCCAGTTCCAAACCTTTGTCGATTACGCCTCGTTGTTCGCGCTCCGTCGCCTGGTCCGCATATTGGTTCGCCACCAAGGTTTGCTGTTGCAATCCTTTGACTCGATTGTCGATTGCATCCCGAGTGGCGTTGCGATCGATTGCAGCACCGAACCCGGCCCGAGTAGCTTCGAGTTCAGCTCGCTTTGCGGGATCTTGCAGAGCATCCACACCTCCAGCGGCTGCGACCGAATCAAGGTACTGAGCCGTGTTGTTGTCCCGCACTTGCAGTGCATTCTTCTGCTGCAAGCGGGATTCGTTTTGAAACAGGGTGCCCAAGGCATTGAACCCTTGGTTTACCTGATTTTGACCGAGAGCGAGCAAAGCAGCGGGATTACTCCCGCCACCCCCGCCAACGTTACGCCAAGTAATCGGATCGGCCATGATTACACCTTATTCTTCTTCAGGTAGTCGGCAGTGTTTTCGTAAGCGTTGGCGTTCGAAGCTACCCGCGCACGTTGGCGATCTTCCAACTGCGTGTTGATAGTTTGACGCTGTGCCCCGAAGTTCAGGTCAAACTGGCGTTGGCCTTCCTTGAATTGCTTCTCGGCCAGGCCCATTGCTTTATTGCCCTGCAACGCGCCGAAAATTGCCTGACCTGCACCAAGTGCCACCGGTGCCCAGCCTCCGGTAGAAATGCCGCTGTTCGGGTCAGTGCCCCCAAACATAGACTGCTTGCTGAAGAGATTGCCCAGCAAACCCGAATTGCCAGCACCCGCAACAGGAGCACCAGCAGAACCGCCACCACCGAAGCCAGGAAAGTTCACAAGGCTGGTATTGGCCCCGTTGTTTGGTGCGCCTGTGGTGCCTCCGAAGATGCTGCTCAGGTCGAAGTCGAAGGGCAAATAGTTAGTCCCCGCCATAGTTGAAATTCTCCTGCGTTTGATTGAATGTTGGGAGCATAGTTTGCATAGCAACGTAGGATTCTGTCATATCAAACGACAGTGTGCCGATGTTGCCAGAATGCACAGTTCGGTCGAAGTAACTCGACGGACTCTCACCAAGAACAAGCTGAGGCCCCATTTTTACCACATCGAATGCGCTTAGCCCGACAATTTCCGGTTTTAAGCCCAAGGCCAGCATCTTATCACTTAGCCCATCCATTTGGTCTTCTGCCCAGGTAGAAAACGCTTCGGCGTCCTCCACAAGATCTTTGATGCCGGCTGCGATCTGTTGTTGGCTGAGTGCCCCCGCTTCTTTTACAAGTGAGGTGCCGACGGCAATAAGGTTCTGTGCCCAGGTAGCAGATGCAGATTGCAGTGCAGAACTGTTGCCATAAATCACGGCCACTACCGCAATCACCAATGCGAGGCGAGGCCCCACCATTTTGGCGAACAGCTTCACGCCATAGCTGATAACCACAGCTTTAACGATGATCGTGAGGATCACCAAGGCAAGTGCCCCGATCCCTACACCGTAAGCTGCAACGATGGCTTGCCACGCTGTACCCCCCGAAATGATCGTGACGACCACGGCAATTACCAACAAGACGATCTTGAAACCAGTAGAGGTATACCAAGGCGCCTTGTACACAATCAGCGTGTTGACCAGCATTGTCAGTGCACGGCACAGCAGTTGTTCCCGGGCCGGCACAGACATTGTTTCCACGATGGCCCGGTCGAGCGGGATCAGCAATTCAGGGTCTTGATTGCCTGCGGCAAACCCTTTCTTGCGGTGGACCTCATAGTTCACCCGCAGACCGTAGACGATGATCTCTTCGTAGACCGTGTCCGTCACCTGGTGTTGGTAGATCCAACCCGGTTGTTCCAGAAATGCGTTATCTACCCCGGTGCCGATAGGCGTTTGGGTCAAGTAGTTCTGGCTGTCCTGACTCAGGATACCAAAGTGCGAATCGTAGGAGCCTTTGCGCCCGATGCTTCCAGGAACACGACGCCGAGAGATACCGCTGAATTGAAACGACATCGCAAAGCGATTGTCCTGAATATGCTGCATTTGCGACGGCGACGACGTGAATGCGTTGAGTTTGCCCTCAAGAGTCGGGTCTAACTGCACTTGCGGCAACGCGTTGGAGTGCAGTGCACCAAAGTGCTTGAATAGGTATTCCCGGCACGCTGGGTGCTTATTCCCCGGCGAGATAGCCATAAGCAGCAGGCTTTGCTCTACATCGTCTACATCCGGGTCCGAATGCACCCCATCATGCAGTTGGTCGTAACTGACCCCCAGTTGCTCACACCATGCGTGCATCTGCTCCATGCTTTGCTGGGTTTCGACCTCATAGGCGTCCTCACCTTGCAAGCGGAAGTACGCCCAAGGGAAGTAGGAACCGAACTGGCTGTGCTCCAGGGCGTATGCCTGGTCGATTGCCGGGTAAGTACCGGAACCGTGCAGATAGGTGAAGAACCCAGTCTTCCCCATGGAGTCGGTGTACCGGCACATGTGGAAGTCTGCGGTGTTGTCGAACGCCGCCATGGATGCAGTGATGCCCCGGGTTACAAAGGTGCCATTGGCATCTTGGAACTCGTATTGGATCGTCACATAGTCCTCGGTAGAAACGTCGCTGACTTCGTACGCCGGCTGTTCCGCATACTGGCCCATGCCACTCAGTGTGTTGAATGGGGCCGACGGCCGATAGCCAGAGCGCGGAGACGGTCCCAGTTGCGTAAGCATGCCGGTATCGTTCGTCTTCAGCATCCAGTCGAAGTCTTCGCGCAGATACGTCGCCTTCATGTCCGAGAGGTAGCACTTGAAACCAGTAGAGGCAGTGAGCCCCGGCAGTTCGTTAGTACTGGGCACATAGCCCAAGGCGTCGTGACAATACTGCCAGCCGAAGTGCATGGAGTTCAGTGGCCCCATGTAGTAATACTCAACATTGATCTTACGGCCAATGTTGGCTTCAATCGCACTAATTACTTCAGCTTTTGCTTGAATGTAGGTCGCAACCTGCGCCGACGGGATGCCCACGTCGTAACCTTTCTTCTGCGTGTTGTACATCGCAGTAATGGCACGAATGCCCATACATTGCGAGATTTCATCGAGCATTGACGGGACAATGTCCTGTTCTTGCATGATCCCTTTAATGAGCCCATTAAGTGCGCTCGTTGGGATCTGATCTTCCTCAAACACAGGCTGAACTGTGACGTTCACTGTGTAAGTGGTCTTGCTGCTGAAAAGCCCCATGAATTACTCCAAAAGAAAAGGGGAACCGAAGTTCCCCTATCCTATCATGCCGGTTTAGACACCGACGCCTGCAAGCAGCGCGGTGACTGCTCGACCCACGTTTGGATCGCTAAGTTGGTTGGTCGCATCTGCGACGGTGCCAACGTCTGTGGTTCGACGTACGTTCCACGAGTCGATCATGATCTTGGCAGCTTTCTGCTCTGCATCACGCACGAAGCCTTTAGCTTGAGCGTCATAGAGCGAGATTTGCTTACCAATGACCGAAGTTGGCTCAATGCCTACGCCGGAGGTCTGCGCCTTCTCGGTTGCAACCTTCTGGTTAACCAGGCTGGTTTGAGCTACGACTTGCAGGTTCTGCGACTTGTTGATGTCGAACTGCGACTTGAGTACGCATTCTTCAGCCAACAGGTTGTTCAGTTGCTGCTTAACGTTGATGGTTTCAGCTTTAAGCTTATCGACCTGGGCCTGTACCAGTTCCTTGTTGATCAGCTCACGTTCCAGCTCGGCTTCAGCCAAGAGGATCTGAACTTCGGTCAAACGTACCTGGGCATCGACCAATGCTGCTTTGTTCGCCGCTTCGTCCTTCTGAAGCAAAAAGACCACGGAATTTTGCAATACCGGGGTCAGTGCATTCAGGTAGACCTGTGCGTAGTCAGCCCCTCGAAGGCGTCCTTTATTGAACTCCAGTTCGAGGTGACTGACCATGGAACGCATCAACGTGTCGAATGCCCCAGAACCGTCAACCTTGGCCTGTGTCAGGTCCGCAAGGGTGATTGTGGTTGGGGTATTCGCCATGTGCCATTACTCCTGGCGAGTGCCGTCGGCCATTGCTTGACGCTGGGCCAGGTCTTTCAACTCGCCCTTGCTCAGCGGTGGCAGAACCTGGATGTTGAACGCCGGGACGTTGCGCGGGGTGACGACTTCGATACCAGCACGGCCAGTCTTCTCGCGGTCGAACACCATGTACTCTTTGTCGAGCAAGATGTCGTAGAGCACCTTCTCGATGTGCCATTCACGGTTGAAAGGGATGAAGCGCTGGACTGTGCCGAAGTTTTTGTTCGATACGCAGATCAGCTCGCCCTTCAGGTTTTTCTTCTGCGGGTCCATGCAGGAGACGCGAACGCGGACCAGGGCCATCGCTTCACGACGCAGACGGTTCTTTTTCTGGCCTTCGGTTTCCGGGCCGGCATCAGCCACTTCTTTGGTCAACATCGCATCAGCGAGCGAAGGCATTTTGGTGACTTCGACCGGAGACTTGATTTCATCTTCGACTGGCGCTTCTTTCGCGGCAGCTTCTTCTTCAGCGATACGTTGAGCATTTGCGGCTGCGCGAATGTCCGCTTCTTTACGGACTTCCAGTTCGGCAGCGATTTCTTCGCGGATCTTGTCCACACCCAGACGACCGTCGATAGCCAGACCGAGCTTTTCAGCAGCAGTCAGCAATTGTTCTTTGGTGGCGTTTTCCAGATTTACTTCAGACATTGCGTTTCTCCAATGAAACGATGTGGGTTATACCCAAAAGGGGAGCCGAAGCTCCCCTAGTGGTTTACGTTGCCGTTACAGGCGGGCTACGGTCAGGATCAGACCGATACGCTCAGAGCGCAGGGTCATGAAGCCGTAGTACCACTTGATGGCCATGAAGCCCATCTCGCCGTACGGGTCCAGGCGGTCAGCGGTTTCAACACCCGGCATTTTCTTGATGATCTTGAACTTCACCGATTTACCATCGGTTTGGAAACCAATGGTGGTGAAGGAGCCATCGCCGATGCAGAGCATTGGGAACACGTCGTACTTGGTGCCGTTATCGTGGTTGGAAGCATCGCCAGCTTCGATAGTTGCACCGGCGCCAGCCCACTTCACCATTTCCGGCACGATGATGATACGGAACTCATCGATCTGGCCGATCTCGCCGATCAGGGTTTCACCGCCAGCCGCGTACTTCTCGACGGAGATGAAGGCCGGGTTACCATGCATGTCCTTCATGCCTTTCAGCGTCGGGATCAGCTCGGAGCCGCAGTGCAGAGGACGGGCGCCCGGGATGGTGCGGGTGTCGGTCAGGCGGGTGCCGTTGATCTGCGTGATGGTGCGCGGAGTACGGTTGTTGGTGAGTTGAATGCCCAGACGCAGCAGGTCGTCGTAGCTGACCAGGTCGTCTTTGCCGATGGTGGCTTTCGAGGTTGCGTCACCAGCGTAACGGATCACACCGGCAGCGTTCAGAATGTCGATCTGCAATGCAGCTTCGGACATCTGGTGGGCGCCGTTCACCATTTCACGGGTGATGTGCATGTCCAGTTCTTCGTCGGAGTCGAAGTCCAGGGATTCCTGGGTGAACTCTTCGTAGAAACCGAACTTTTCCAGGGTGCCTTCCAGCTCGATACGGGTGAAGCCGACGCGGTTAACGCGGCCACCGTGTTCGGTCAGGGCTGGCAGCTTACCGGTGATAACACCGATGTCTTTGCTGGAACCGTACAGGTTACCGTTGGCAATGGTCGCGCCATTGGCGTCGATGCCCTGGTCGTTGATGTTGCGGTCGTCGAGCAGCGGGATGTAGTGGAACTTGGTGATCTTCTTGCCCATGTTCTTCGGCATGACGGTAACGTCGGCCAGTTGGGTGAAGAACTGTTCACGGCGTGCTTCGATCAGCGCTTGCTTCTGGTGGTACTCTTCGTAGGCCTGTGGACCAATCGAAGACGGAGTGCCCGGTGGGGCGTTATAAGAAGCTGGCTTGTAGGTGTTTGGAGCTGCCATCGTCGGGTTTCCTTATTACGGCTTGGATTGTTTCAAGAATTCTGCGTCACTCATGCTGAGGAACGCAGGTTGCTTGGTTTCTTCTGTTGCTGTCGTTACACCCTTCGATGGGGCAGCAGCGCGACGGCGTGCATCATCAGCCTGTGTGGCTGTAGTAGCTTTCTTGCCCGGAGTGACCAGCTTGGTAACCGGGCCTTTCGGTGCAACGGCTGGAGCGTTGAACGCACCGGCTTGTGCCATTTCCTGGCCAATCTGGTTATACGCCTGCATCAGGGGTACACCATTCAGACTGCCCAAAACTTGTTGCCGATTCACTTCGTCCATGACTTTGTCATAAACGCCGGATTCCATTTGCTGAGTGAGCTGTCGCAGCGACTCAGGGTGGCTTCCGATCAAAGCTTGGGACTTTTGATCCCAACCTTTCATTTCACCGACAAGTCGGTCGAAGTGTTCAGTACCTTGGATTTCCGAGACGACTGCGTCGAGGTCCATAATTGCTTCGCTTGGTGCGCGAGATTCTGCGCGGTAAGCTGCAACTTTGTCTTCGTCGATGTCGTGTACGTCAATCTTCGAGTCTTTCAGCAACTTGCCGATAGCTTCGGGCTTTCCGGCCATCAAGTCAACAGCAAACGCCAACTTTTCATGGTCAAGCATGCCATTTTGTTCAAGAACTTTCACATACGCCAAGTTCTTCTTGTTGGCTGCTTGTTTCTGCGAATAGTTAGCGCCCATCTGCATAAGACGAATTGCTTCGTCAACAGACTTCACTTTCATGTCGCGGCCGTTCGCACGGAAGGTTTCGAAGATGCGTTCAGTGCCTTCAGGCAAACCAGTAGTGGAAGCTTCAGGTTCTACCTTCGGGGCAGCCGGCTTGGTTACAGGCTTGCCATCAGCCCCCAGTTCTGGCTCGCCTTCAGCAGTTTCGTTAACTGCGTCAGTGATTGCGCCGCCTTCTTCTTCTTCAGTCCCAGTGCCCTCCGTTTCGCCTTCTTCGTCAGTTTCCGCGGCAACATCCGTAGCAGTAGTTCCAGTCTCTGCGCCCGCGGCAAGTGCATCGGCGGCAAGCTGGGCTTCAGCATTGGAAGTTTCCTCGTTGACTTCGGTGGAAGTTTCCGCCGCAGTGGCTTGTACTTCGGCCAACTTATTGGCGCCTTGCGCCATGAAGTCAGCATCGGACATCGTCAGAAAGTCAGACATGGCTTACGCCTCCAGATCGCGAACGAGTTCTTCTTGCAGCAACTCTTGATGTTCGGTCAGGGTACGTTGAGCAATTTCGCCCGCTTTACGTACAGTGCGGAAGTAAGCGTTCAACTGTGCAATGGCAGACAGGTCACGCACTACATTCTCGCGGCCCTGTGGAGTTTCACAGGCAGGGTCGGCCAGCAACAGAGTTAGACGGTGCGCTTCGCGCTCCATGTAATCTTTCATGATGATGGTGGTGAAGTCGGGGTGTTCGAGCAGACGGTCGAGAGCTTTGCCTCGTTCGAGGACTTCTTTGCACTGTTCGATGGTTACTTCAATTTCTTTAATGGCATTGCCCATTTGGGTTGCTCCTTGGGGTATTAGAGGGGACTTCGTGAGAAGTCCCGCATATTACTGATTGTTTTTACTGAGCGCCAGGCTTATTCATCTGACTCGGCTCTTGCTGCCGAATAAGTGACTGCACTGCTTGCAATCGTGCCTGACCTTCAGCTTGACGGTCAAGTGCCTGCAAGTTGCGCTCTTGGTGCACACCGGACTCTTGTTCCAAGAAGTCGAGGTTAGTTTTGTCTGCGCTCGCATTGAGTGCGTTGGACTTAGCCACCTCGGTGCCTTGTTTGACCTGGTGCAGTTGAGCATTGGCGCCGAACTGTGCAGCACGCGCTTGCTCGGTAACAATCTGCGCTTGCAGCAAGGCAAGTTCCAGTTGAGCTTTCTGTTGCGCGATTGGATCGGGCTGCGGCTGGTAATCCTTAATCCGTTTCGCCAAATCTGGCATTTTGCGCAGACGTGCGATGTCGGAAAGAATCATCGCTGTTACTTCCCAACCGGCGTTAGGGCCGACGGTTTGCAACATAAACGACAGCTCAGACGCTTTCGCGTTGTCTTCTTCTGCGGTCGAGATCGTCAGCGAGATATCGAAGTTACCGGGTAGGTCATCACGGCGAATTTCAACGAATGCTTCGTTGGTGACCCGAATAACCTCACGGTCATCCAGAAACACCGCGTTCATTGCGATGATCTTGCGGCCGGCCTTCACAACACCGGAAGCCATGCGACGAAGGATGCCCATTTCCCGTTTGGACGCAGCATCCAGTGCACCACGCACACCAGTTGCGGTATCGCCCAACGAAGCCCCCGTCAAACCAGCAGAGAAAGCCTGAACCCCGGTCATGGCCTCCGCTTGTTGGTTCTGACTCTGCACCATCTGCCAGGCAGAGGTCGGCAGCTCTTGGAAAGTGTGGGTGTGGATTGCCGAACGCGGATCGTTGCCCGGGTTGAACTGGTAGTCCCGCCCTTCTTCGAATTTGCGTTGGTTCACTGCATCGAGCGCGCCCTTTGCAATACCGGTCTGCCCGTTGGCGGACTTCGCGAGCACGTCAATCATCCCACGCTGTACAGCACCGATCGTTTTCTGATTCTCGATCAGCAACGAACCGTCGCTTTCACCGTAAACGGACTCGAATACGGGCAAGTACGGGACCGCCACGAAAGGAATCTGCCCATCCGGGAACGGGTTCTCTTCCATACGGATCAGAACACCACCGGCCCAGGCCGCAACAAAGGCAGTCAGCTCACCTTTGCCATGAACATCACGGAAACCCCAGTATTCGTACACGACGAACTTGGTTCGCGCCTTGTCTGCGAAGTTGAACGTCTTGTCTTTCGCATTCACCGAGTAATCGGGTTCGGATAGCGGGTTCGACTTGTCGGCGTTGATCTTGTCGAGGTTCTTGTAGCGCCCGTCCTTCAACAACTCCGAGTGACTGGAGAGGAATTTGTGGACCACGAACCCGGCATTCTCCAACACACCGTTGCAAGAAGGATCGACGATGACATTCTTGTGCGAAACCACTTCCAAAGTAGGATGGTTCGCTAAAACGTCCTCGTATTCTTCCTCAATCATGCCATTTTGGTATGGGGCATATGGGATTCCGTCCGTTTCGTACGCTTCATGGGCAAGACGGTAGCCTTCATCCACTTCGTAGTATTGCGAAGGGGATTCCTGCTTGAGTTGGTCGAGTTGCTGCATGATTTCCAGGTATTCTGGATTCTGCGTCAGCTCGTACTGCGGAACCATGCGCTTTTTCTTCTTGGTTTCGCGCTTCCAGCCCACCTTCAGGAAGGCCACACCGGTATCCACGGCGCATCGCACCATGGTATCGACCAGGTGCTGCTTATCAATGCGGGTATTGAGCTGGTTATTCAGCAAGATCCCGTTTTGAATAGCGGCACCGCGATCTTCCCAGGTCACCGGCTTCAGTTCGAAGATGTCAGGCGAGGACAGGAACGGTTCAGACAGTGAGGCATAGCGCCATTCTGCCTGTTGACGGATCGTCTTTGGCTGAACAGTGGACTTGTTTGCGACTTTTGGTGCTGCGCCTTTACCTTTGGTGTGGAGATAGTCCAGCCACAAGTCAATTTGCTGGACTTGTGCGTCATGGGAGTTCTTCGACCCATCAACGTCAAGCTTCAGCTCAGCAAGAGTGGGTTCTTTTGCCCAATCAGTTAGGCTATGCTCGTTCTTTGTAACGAGCGGTTGTTGTTCATCCTGTGCCATGGGCACGTCTCCTAAACCAGTAAAGGAAGCATCATAGTGGAAATCGTTAAACTACACCCGGATTTGATCGCACCAACCCGCGGAACTGAAGGTGCAGCAGGTTATGACCTGTACATGCCTGCAAGTGGCAGCAACTTGAGCGGTTCCGCAGGACTTCACGGTCTTGGCTTCGCCGCCAAGGTTCCGGTCGGCCATGTTGCGCTGATTCTGCCACGTTCGAGTGCCGGTGTGAAACAAGGCATTCGTTTGGGCAATACGGTGGGCGTAATCGACAGCGACTACGAAGGTGAATGGAAGGTGAACATTCAAGGTCGTCCGGGTGATGTTATTCAGTGGGCGGCAGGCGAGCGCATGTTTCAGTTCATTGTTGTTCCAGTTGCCACGCCTGCTTTGCAGTTCGTGGATCAGTTCACCAATTCCAGCGCCCGCGGTGCTGGTGGTTTCGGGAGTACCGGCAAATGATGTATATCGGGACGAAAGTCGTTAAAGCATCCGCGATGACCCGGGGCACTTACAATGTGTACCGTGGTTGGGAGCTTCCGGCAGATGAGAACGGCGAGGACGCCGGTTATCTTGTCGAGTACACCGACGGCGGTGCCCCCAACCATTCAGCCCATGTCGGCTACATTAGTTGGTCGCCAAAGGAACAATTCGACAATGCATACCGTAAAACTGAAGGTCTAACCTTTGGCATCGCTATCGAAGCATTGAAGCTGGGCTCCCGCGTAGCTCGCGCAGGCTGGAACGGGAAGGGCATGTTTATTTACTATGTGCCGCCAGGTTCTTACCCGGCCCGCACTGGAGCGGCACTTGAGTATTTTGCTGACGCTCCTGTGCCGTACAACGCTTACTTTGCAATCAAGAACGTCAATGATACCGTAAGCACCTGGGTGCCGAGCATCAACGACTGCCTTGCTGAAGATTGGCAAATTCTGTAATTCTGCGCCGTTGTTAAAGCGTGCGAACAGGCGGGAGAGCAATCCCGCCACCTATTCAAAAAGAAAGGAGCCAATCGGCTCCTTTTTTCATTTACGCCCAACCCCCTTTTCGGAGATGGTTTACATCTTGCTGGAAGTCCATATCCATACCGACTTCTTCCAACCGTTTGCATTCTGCCTGGAACAGCCCAAGGAATGCATTCACCCGGTAGGTTCCGTCCTGCAAACCGACGGGTGTGTGCAAGCGGCTGGCTACATACAGGCACAGCGCCCAGACATAGGCCACCGGCAGTTCAACCTCGATCATTTCCGGGTCGATATCACCGTAACAGTCCCCGATCTTTGTCGGCAGTGACCGGTACAAGATAACGGCTTGGCGCAACGGGTGCACCGTACGCAAATGCTCAGGCACCTCAAAGATGAACTGGCTGCGGAAGTTGAGGCCACGTTGGCTGAAGTCGTTGACGCGCAGATCACACCCCCGCTCATCGGTCACTTTATGCAGTTGCAGAAAGCGGCCACGCACCTGGGGATCGAACTTGGTCATGTCGTACAGCTCGACGGCCGAATCGATAGGCACTGTGACCTTGCCGATCTTCAGATCAAAGCGCGTATGCAGATCAACCATCCCTTGGTTCATCACATCGACAATGCCCTGGTGCTGATCAGCTTTGATCTTTCCCGTGACCGGGTCGATGCAGTTCAGTTGTTTCAGCTCACTGGTTTCCAGTTGGCTGAAGATGTAGTTCAATTTCATTGTTGCCTCACGCTAAGTAGTTGGCCAGTGCCCCCGGAGTCGGGGCGTAGTCATCATCCCACATTCCACCACCTTCGCGCTGCTCTACCTCTTGCGAGGTTGGGGCAACAGGCCGCATGACAGAAAGCATCGAGATTGTGTCGATAAAGTCATCCTTCTTCGACCGGAACCCGCTTGACGACGCAAGGCTCAACTCGTTGACCATTTCCATCATAACGGACCCGGTCTTATCCTCTTCCGGGAAATAGATCTTGTGAAGCTTGAACAATGGAACAACTGTGTTGAATCGCTGCATCTTGTTGGTGTTCGGCCGAATACCCGGCTTAGTGCTGTTGTTCTCCGAAGTCATGACAAAGAAGATGTTCTTCTGGATCATCATGTCCTGAATCCAAGGAATGAAACCAGATTGCTGACCAGAGACTTCAATGCCAACACCCATAGGGCGCCACTTCGAAACCAGTTCAAAAAGATCAATCAAGTTGGCTGACATGTCCTGCCGTTTGCAGATGCCATCCACCCAGTACCAGTCACCGTTGTAGTTGTACGCCCACACGCTGATCACGCTGAAGTCCGCCGCTTGTTTCTCGGATGTGGCGAAGTCGGTCGTGATGTAGAAGTTGAAGTTAGATTTGAACTGCATCACGTTCTTTTTGCGATACCAACTGATCTCACCATCCTGAATCAGGCGATCTTCGTCGGACATGATGCGAAGCATCAGCTCTTGGTTGAAAGTGTCAACCTTGCCCACCTTCATGGCCGTGTCGAACTTCTTCTTCACAAAGCTGTACGGGAAACGGTCAGGCCAGGCGCCAACGAAGTCTTCTTCTGCACACGGGTACTGATTGCACACCGGATACACGTTGACGCGCCAAGCGCCAGACTCAACCGCTTTATACAGCGGATCTTTCGCGTTGAAGGGTGTACCCGACCAGATGATCATGTTTCGTTGTGGATGCAGTGCGTGATCGACCGCTTTGTAGATTGTGTCTTCTACTGCGGCGATTACCGTCGGCGAACGTGCATCATCATCGGAAATCAAGTCATCGAGCACTGCAAGCCGCGGCCGCTTACCCATTTCCTTGGAACCCCGCACACCGGTCTTGGCGCCGTAACCTTTGACGATAAACACGTTGCCGTCGAGGTTCACAAACTTCCAGCGGATATCCGTGAACTCAGTGCCCACCGGGTTGTCCGGTCCCTTGGCTGGCATGTACTTCTTGAGGAAGTCGCTGTTCTCATACCGGAACTCCAAGTTCTTGCGCATGTTCTTCACGCCGTTCTCCATGGAGTCGGAAACGTACAGCGCCAGCTCAATACGCCCGAAGTTTGGCAGGCCCCCGTACATACCGATGTAAAGGAACAGGTACTCGCCCATCAGGGTGGTCTTTGCCGCACCACGGAACACCATGTTGGCAATACGGGGGAATCGGTTGACTTCACCCTTCTCGTCGTACTCGATGAACTCAATCTCATCAAGCATGTGCAAGTGGAGCACAGGCGTCTCGTTCTCTTCACCAACGCCACCATTTACCAGCTTGATGAAGGTTACGAACTCAAGTGCGAACTGTGAAGGGATATAGCCCGGGTCCATCGTGTAATCGACCCCATCAAGCCAACCATCAACAGATTGGTACACTTCATCAACAGGCAGGATCATTTCTTTTCACCCAGGCCCCAGAACTTCTTGTACCCACCCTCGGCGTAGGAAGCTGCATCGCTTTCCTTGTCGAACATCCGGTACTCACGGTTCTTCATGGCGAAGTTGAAAGCTTCATCGTCACCCAACTGCACCAGCTTACCGTCGGGCTTCTGCACGATAGTTGGGTACGCCACAAACCCATTATCGACACCGCCGTAGGCCATGCGGTGCGTGGACACGGAACCGTCACCATTATCAATCGTCGGGTACGAACCCGGCTTGAGGATGCGCTTCTCGAAGTTCAGCTTCGTGTCTGGCGACACACCCGGGCTCTGGATCTGCGTCCCAAAGTTGCGGATCGCGTTATCCTGCTGCGTTCCCCATTGGCCCAAGATCCCAAGCTGTGGCGTTTGGTCCTCGCGGTCAGGGAAGATGCTGGAGAACCCTGGCACTGCCTTGTCTAATACGCCCATCACTGTTGTACCTCAAACGGGAGCCGCTGAGCCGCGACCTCTTTGGCATTACCGAACCCACCCGCAATATGATTGCGTTGCTGATCCGCCAGGTCTTGCATCTGCTTACGCACAGCCGCCATGGTGTCGCCTACTTCCTCGCTGATATCCAGCGTGATCTTGGTCTTCTCCGGCTGCTTGAGTTGCCCCAGCACGCTGTTAAGCGCCTCCACGCGCACCTTCTCACTCGACGCGTTCATACCCAGGTCAAACTGTGCATTCAACGCCTGCTGGTACATGTCCTGATTCCCAACCCACGCCGGGATCAAAGCCTGCTCCATGATCAGGTTCACCAGCTTCGACTTGTTGAACGCCGACACGTAAGAGCTGATGTCCTTCTGACTCACGCCCCGGGCAACAAAGTCCTGATATTTTGCCGGGAACGTAGCAATGTACGCATCCAGGTTGCTCTTGTTCATCATCTTCTGCGTGACGTACTTCACGGCACCGAGATAACTCTCAAGCTTGAACTTCCCTTCGCGCAGCACAGACGTGTGCCCAATCATGCGTTCACGGTACGCTTCCGCCAGGTTCGGGTCAGCCAACAACGCATTGACCCCGTCCATCACCTCTTGCGTCACATTACCCCGGAACTGTGCCGGGAGCACCATCTTGAACTCTTCCGGTGTCAGCAAGTCAGTCATAGTTTCAACCCTGCAAATTCAGCAAGCACACAGACAACATTATCCACAGACGTGGTCTGTCGCGCACAAGTACAAAACCCAGGGTGCCAGCCTCGCTGCATGGTCACATGCAAGGAACTTACTGGGCGAACAATATCCCATGCGTGCGTTTGCGCACATCCTGCACATACCGCAGCAACTACGTCACCTTCCTTCAGATCTTCGAGGTTCATGCTTCGCCACCGTTCGGCTGCATGGCCGAGATACTCAAGCGGTGCAGCGCAGCTTTATGTAGATAGTGAGCATCTTCTGCGACACCCTGAGCCGCCTTTACTTGACCCTTCAAGTCTTCCAGGGCCAACACCGCAGAGGCTTCAACAAGCGCGGCTTGGCGCACCAACAGTGCAGCATTGCGGACAGTCACCGGTGTTACGTCCTTAAATTCGTCCATTGGATCATTACGCTGCAAGCTCATACCTTCTCCCATAATTTTATGAAGTCTTCGTGCTCTACCAGCCAAACGTTGGCCTTATCGAAACCAGCAAGGTCAGACTCACCGCCGCGCTGTAGAACCACCCAATCACCCTGCGAGACAGTCTGCCAAGCACCCGTTATCACGCGAACTTCGACATTGTACTCGCTATCGTACCTTAGTGTACCGTTTCGTTCCAAAACCTGAAACCAATAAGGCAAGGGATCGAATGGGCCGCCCAAACGTGCAGCTATGTACTGGAAGGGACGATCCCGCCGAGTGAAACGCTGAACAGTCATGGAAGCCACCCATCGTTGAGATATAGGGGAGTATGGCATAGATACCATTGGTCGCAGTACGCAGTAGGGTGAAAAAATATTATAGACAGGTTGATTCAGGGCATTTGTAACAACAACCCCCTATTCCGTTTCTACCCCCCCGGGTCTGATTACAATCCACTTTCCTCAATGACCCACCCACCCTAGGGTGTGCATACGGGCCTGCGGCCCTGTTACGGTACAATCCTGTACCTTTCATGGACCTTACCTATGATCTCAGCTATGTGTGTCTTGCTTGTCATTCACTACGTAGAGGATGTTCTACTCTAAGCCTTCGGCTATGTGATGGGTACTTCGGTGCTCATCCTTACCAATCGATTGGAGATACACCATGTTTGCTCAGTTCTTTGCTATGGCTGCTCAGTTCTTCCTGATGTTGACCAACCTGTTCACTGCTGGTACCAAGTTGTCCAATGCCGCTGTCCACTCTGCCTCCTGGGTTGAGGGTGCTGCTGAAGGCTTCAATGAAATCGCTACTCTGGAACGTAACGAGAAACTCGACGCTCTCCGTGGCAAATACGACATCAATCAACGCATTCGTGCTGCTGAGTCTGCTCTGTCTGCTTCTGACCTCAATGCCAAGCTGAAAGCCCTGCAAGTCGAGGCTGACGCCGTCGCTGCTTAACTGGTAACCATCCATGACCTTTGAAACCTCTCTTGCTCTCTCTTCGTGCTTAGTCTGGTCTTTGATCGTCATTGGCTGGTACTTGCACAACATCTTCACCAAGTCCTTACCTCTTCGGAGGTGAGGCATCTTTTTTCAAGAGCACACACAAAGCACACATCAACATCACACATCCCTTTCCCCTTTAGACAGTTGGTTCGGAAGAGTCCTTTCCCCTTCAATGAGTCAGATTCCCACTCGTCAGAGTGGATATCACCACCCATTCCCCATAGGGGGAGAAATAGGGGAGGTTTAGGAGGTAACTCAGTGAGTTTGGGTTCAGTTGAGATAAGGTTTCCCCTTTCCTATATCCTTTCATCCCCTTTCGTCATACCTATGTGTACCTGTCACCTATCGGTGCTGTGGCGGTATTCATGTGAGGCTTTCGTTATGGAATTCATGCTGCTCCCTGATAATGGTGTCAAAGCGTTCGAGACCCTGCCTTTGCAGGAGGATGTGGTTCAAGCGATGCGGTTACACGAGGGGCTTGCTTATTATTGGTATAACCCAATAAACGGCTGGTACTGTATCAAACTTGACCATCTCACTGGCAGTGCTCAACGCCTTAATGCAGATGATGTCCCTGATGTCATAAAACTTGCTGCAATGCTTGAATAGCTGCCCATTCGGGCCTGTTAAGGTATTTCCATTCGTCATTTAGGGGTATTCCCGTGGGCTTCCTGTCTACTATGTATTGCACCACTGTTGGTTGTTCCAATGAGGCTGCTGAGAAGGTGAATGATGATTTGCTGTGCACTCAGTGCATCAAGCGTGTCATTCAGTTCCCTTGCAAGATCAAGTTCACCGTCGTGCCTTATGTAGGTGTGCATCGTTCTTTGGTGCATGATTGTGCTGATCAAGCGCAGTGCGACAGCTACATTGACTTCCTTATGTCTGACACTACGGGTAACACGCGTAATGTCATGCACTCTGTTTATGTTGCACCCAAACCAGCTAAGTAAGGAGTTCATCCATGAAAGAGTTAATCATTGCACTTCAAGCCTGCCTTCGTAATGCTGCGTTGAGGCGGCTTGTTACGGGTGATCAGTATTCCCTAATCAAAGAGCACATAGAATCCTTGGTGGATACCACCATTCGCACTGACGCTATCGAGGCGCTCACTCAACTACGTGATTCCCCTGATTACCGCTTGGACCCTGATACTGCTGCGGGTGCCCTAGCTAAAGTTACCATGATGCTCACACCATACGGCAGCAAGCCAGATGCCATATTGGCTGTCATTCATGACAAGGGTTGGGAAGTTGTGACCCTTGATGATGTAAACGCTGTGCGTACATTCATTCTCGAACAATAGGAGCTGCACCGTGCTTAAACCAAGTCAAATGATCATTGATACTGCGCTCTCTGCGCACTACACGCCTGATGATGGCCGATGCGGGGATAATCACTCAGAGTTCTTGTGTGTTGCACTCAAGCACATGTACCCAAACAACCCTCAGCAAGTTCAGCGCGTGCGTGACATGATCAGTGAGGTGACCCAACCTTGGGGCACCTTGAACAATCACTTCATTAATAATCTTGAGCTGCCTCGCCCAACTACAGATCAGCGCATGGACTTCTGGCTGTCCCTGGCAGCGAAGTGGGAACAAGAAGGCCAGTAATCTCGTACTTACTTTAGGAGTTATATCCCATGCCAAAGAACATTCTCGCTTACGATGAAGGCTACGACGCATATGAACTCGACGAAGAGTTCGACCCAACCAAGTGTGCCGACTGGCAACAAGGTTACTTCGATGCGCAAGCCGAAGACGACATTTAAGGAGTAACTCATGCCCTTCTTCGCAACTGTGGCGCTCGTATGTGCCACTGTTGTCGATGGCGGTACAGTTTGTATCGTTAACACCTATGACAAGTTCATGGCGTTCACTGATGCCAACTGTTATGTCGCCATGGACAATGTCCGATACAAACTCAACAACGAACTCAAGAAACAAGCCGGTGTAATCCGATTGGAGAAGGGTTCGCACAATTGTTATTCAACTGCGGCTCACCGCGATGCTGTCATCGAGCGAGTCATGAAAACTTACAGTGATGGTGGAGTTATGTACGCCATCCGTAATTTGGATAAATATCCATGAACTACGTCGTCAAGTACATACAACGTAAGAAGTGCCCGCCTTTCCTGATACTGCGGGACGTAAATCGTCATAACCATTGGGCTATTGTAGATGGTACTGACTCGGTCGTGTATTACCCATCTTTTGTGGGTAACTCTAAACAACGTCGTCAGCAACGCCGCAAGATGCTGCGTATGCTTAACTCATAAGGATAAACAACCATGATCTTTGCATTCTTTACTGCTTGTGTCATAAGCACTGCCACCGGCAGTGTTGAATGCACCAACTCTTACACCGATATGACTGCGGTCATTCGTAAGGGTGAATCCTGTGAGCTGGTTGCAGCTAAATTGCAGGAGAACGCTATTAATAGCGTGTTGATCGTGAAACCTAAGCTGGTCTCGGCCTTTGTGCGCAGTGGTTGCGGCAGCCGTGACGCTATGCGTCGTGAAGCGGAGAACTCCCACAATGCGTACGTGGCCAACGGCATCAAGTCGCAATTGTTCGAGTTCTGAAACCGATATATCAACAATGCAGTAATTGCCCTTTTCGGCGATGAAAACCATACCGCTATGTGCCCTCATAGAGGGCCGGCGGTAGCCTAAACCAGAGGTATCTATGAAACAGGCTCAAAGCTCCAATTGCTTCGCGAAACAATCCTTGGGTCACATGAAGGAACTGATTGCCAAGGAGTTGCGCAAGCAAATTAAGGTAAACGCGTGGACTCAGAAGGTTGCGAGCGAGATTCTTGGTGTTAGCACCAACATCGTCGGTTTCATCAATCGTGGCGAAGAATGGCGTGTTTCGTTCGATACCATGTACGTTGCTGCAATTTATGCCGGCATTACCGTAAATGTGTCGTTGGATGTACCAAAGTAACATCAAAAGCGGCCTTCGGCCCTGTAAAGGCAATGTCTGCCAATCAATCTCACTTATCCGTTATTCTGGAGTATTTCCCATGGCTGTTGAACGTAAAGGCTCTACCTCGAACACTTCTGCTGCTCCTGCTCGTGCTGAAGGCGGTGGTGCTGCCAAGAAAACCCTCGGTTTCATCAACCTGAATCTGCCGACTGCCAAAGGCAATCCGATTCGTGTTGACGCTGTCCGCCTGCTGGAAGGCAACAAGACTCACGAACAGATCGCTGCTTACCTCGGCTGCACTCGCCCGGGCGATGAAAAGCTGAACGCCGATGAACTGGTCGCTGAAAAAGCGCGTCGTCTCAGTGAGTTCACCAAGAAGCTGGAATTCAGCTTCAACCCAACTCGCACCGACGAAGAATCGATGCTGGATCTGGTGTAAGCCGACGGCCATCATCCCATTGGGGTGGTGGCCCTCATTTTTGAGAGCGAAACCATGACAGATAAGTTACCGCCTGGTATGTATAACGCCACGATTCTAGGCTTGGGGCCGTCACTGCGTGGCTCCCCTAAGCTAAACCTGCGTATGAAGCTGGCCTTGGCCAACGCTTTGCTGACCGGCACCATCATGTACGAGATTCGTTTGCATGACGATAAGGTGGACATGGTCACGCATGGCTGGCCCTATAGAGAGATACGTCCTTCGCGTAATCAGCTAAAGCGCCATCATAAGGCGAAACCTCAACCAAACTGTGGCCCTCGGAGTAATAACCCGTGGTAAAGCACATCTGTGCAAAATTCTGCAAGTATTCTTGCATCTTGGCATTTGCCTACATTCTTCTGAACATTTATGTAACTTACGGAGCGTAAACCATGGAAATGACTACTGTACTCATCTACGGCACCATTGGTGCGCTGTTGTGCCTCATTGTAGGTGCAATGTTGGGCTATGCCCGCTGTGAAAGTCAGCAACTGCTGGGTAACGCGCTGCAACGTGAACATCTGCAAGCGTGTGACGCTAAATGGCGTGAACTGCTGACTGATGCGAAGAGTCAGGCGACTTTGTACAAAGATCGCTGGGAGTTCTCTGATGAGTACCGTGATGCGTTGGTAAAGGTCATGTCTGCCCTTGGTATCTGGGACTTCAGCAAACATGGTGGCAATCCCGGCATGATGCTGGCAATCATGATGCTGCATGTCGCAGACCAAGCTATTGACCCCACCATAAACCAGAAAGCTAAGAATCTGCACACGGCTGGTGTCCGCAAGGGCGCCAAGATGGGCCGTAAGCAAATGCAGAAGCTGATGCAGAAGTCTATCGACAATCAGGCTGCAACTATCGATGGTCTGAGCCATGAGCTGTTTCGCGCAAACGGCAAGCGTCAGCTTCACCGTGAAGCCGTGCTTAATGTGCTGGACGACAAAGTTGCGCTGCCAAGCGTACGTAAGTCAATCAAACAGGCCATTATCGAAGAGACTGGCCGTCTTTACCTCGTTGCTGCTAAGAAAGGAAACTGATCGTGCAGTTAGCTCTTAATGTGCTCTTTGTGTTGATGTGCTTCGGCTTCATTTCGCTAGTGCTGAATGAGCTGAGTGTAAGCCAGAAACACAGCGAAGTTGTACCTGATATCTCCTTTATGCAGCTTTCGTTGGATTTGAAGAATTCCAACGGTATAGGGATGCAGCGCGTCACTCACGTTGCTGATTCTTTGCAAGAGATGCAGGAATTTCTCAATGCCTTCGCGTTGTTCCGTGTTCATCGGGCTGGTGTGTGGCAAGAGGGCAAAATGACACATGTCATGAACACTCTGGGTATCTTGGAGGCTGTATGAGCCGAAAACCTAGAAACTATACAAACATGCTGTCTTTCGGTGAGGTTGAAGACCCAATGAACATTAATAACAACGTAGTGAAGCGTGCTCACATTGCTGAGCCAGTTCTGTGCGCAGTATTCCGTGATGGCGACGTTCTGCAAATTGAAGAACGTACCAAGTTCGATGCTGCGTACTACGCAAAGAAAGCATTCCAAACTCATGGTAAATGCCGGGTGATGTTCTATCGTCCCAGTGTTGACCGTGTTTGGCGTGAAATTCGCTGGAAGAATGCCAACGTGGGCACTTTGTACAAACGTCCGTCGCTTATGACGGTGCAGCACGATGAGGTGCCACCTGAAGCTCAGGTGGCAATGATGTGTGCAAGTTGACTCTGCTCACCTACCGAAAGGCGTAACTCCCGTCTGGTTCGTAGAGCAAAATGGGGAAATTGTTGGAGTTATCCAGTTAGATTCGCCGGATACCTACAGTTATAGGAGTGCTGCCAAAGATTACCCTGATTGTCGGGTGTGGTGCCGCGTTATGTTTGGTTGGGCCTATATGGACACCAATACCATACGCAGCGCCATTTGGGAGCCTGCAATACCACCTGATGTGGTGATAATGGCTCATCTAATTCAAGGGGGTTAAAACTATGGCAATGCTCATGTACCACGTCACCCGAGACGGTGATTACGTCGATGGCATCCTCGTAGACCAAGCCAATTGGTCTATTGCTGATATGCACAAGGTTGTTGCTACATATGAAGGTTGCCACTTGTGGTGGCGTGCTCGTGATGGGGATTGGTACTCAATCCCTACCGCTGGCATTGCTTATGCACGCTGGGAGCCTGAATTGCTCAATAGTGTTCCTGAAATCGTACGAACTGCGGAGATTATGCGATGAACGTGATTAAACATGGGGATATGATGGATGTCTTCGACCAAGTCGATCATTTCATCATTTGTGTGGGAAGTAAGCTTCGGGTGGAGACTGGAGAGCTTATTATGCTCAATGGTCTCGCCGGGGTGTTGGGTCTTAAATACCCTACCCTAAAGGCGAAGATGGGAGCGTGGATCAAGGAGACGTGCGGGGATGGTGGCGAGTTCTATCTGCGTTGCTCTGGCAAGGTTGGCATCTTACAGCACATGATCTCTCCCCGCAACGGCATCAACCTTGGTTTGATCTCCGGGGCACTGCTGCGATTGGCTACGTTGGCCCAGGCTAACCCCGACAAGGTCTTTGCATTGGAGTGGCCCGGGTATGATCAACCGGAATGGATGCTCAATAGCCTTATCGAGCGCTTGCCGAGCAACATCCAAGTCTGGAAGCCAGTACCATGAAGGCGTCCATGCCTTGGGATGATCCATTTAATGTCCCGGATCAGGCGCCCGCAGTACCTGTCAAAATCCTGTGGGACTACTCAACTGGGCAGGTGGTCGATGGCGGTAAGGTGAGCTGTGGTTTGTTTGACACGTTCTGGGTCTACACCTTCTACCCTTGGCGCACTTCCCTGCAATGGTCGTTGACCCGGTGCCCGGGGGAATGTCTGTATAAACAGGAAGCTGACGTACCTGAAATGGTGCGGCTGGCTGTCATGGTGTCCGAATGACCGTGTTCTTCGCGGTCTACGACACCGTCGATAAAGAGGTGGTCCTCATCGCGGACACGTTCATTGAAACACGGTCGGTATACCGTCCAGTGTACGGCATCAAAGTGCCGGATCGCTGGTACGCATACCGCCTCGGTACTGACATTGATATTCTCATTGGCAGTCCTATAACCACAACTGAAGTGCCGGAGGCTGTGCGTCTTGCGCACATGTTACTGACATGAGCACAAAGAAAGTAGGTTGGTGCCGTAACACTGAAGAACTGGTGCTGGATGTTCAGATATTGAACATTCCGTACCTTCGTGACGATATGGACGTTTATGCATACAACAACAGCGTTTGGTGGTCCTGCTGGACCCCAGAAACTCAGGGGTATCACCCAATAAAGGATGAAGACATACCTGAAGTGGTAAAACTAGCCATGATGATGCTGTTATGAGCCTATTTACCTTTGCTTATAACAAAGTGCAAGATTCTGTGATTATGACGGATGAGTCCGACATACTTTTAGGTATTGGACTTCACATGTTTGCAACGGCTGAAGTGAATCCAGAAATCACGCTGTATCACTGGTACATGACAACAGATAACCGGGAAGTGTGGCTGTACTGGCGTGTGCAGATCAAAGAGTGGTTAAAGCCTGATTTTGTGCCTGACATAGTAAAACTTACGAGGATGATGCTCGAATGAAAAACTGGAACTTCCAAGCCCCGGGAATTTCCGGGTTAACGGTTGGTGTTGTGTATTACATAGTAAATACAGTGCCTTGTGTGACTACAAGGCTTCTCTCTAGCGAGATTCTGCAAGTATGCGAAGGAGCACGAAAAGATGATCCATTCTGTGTGGTTTATCTACAAGATGATTTCGGCAGTTGGTACAAGGGTGAATATTGTTACTCAAACCAGCGGTATAAGTTCAATGACGTGGGTTTGGCATCAGTTCCTGACGTAATCCTCATGATGCAGATGGTGGCGCCATGAAGACCGTTTGGGTGATCCTCAACGAAACCAAAGATGTAATCCTTGAGGTTTTCGAGACTGTGGAAGCAGACTCGAAGCCTCATTGGGGTAAGTTTTACCAGTACCGCCCAGGTTGCGTGTTTTGCGGGCGTGTTAGAATGAACCCCTACAAAAAGACTATAGATCCCGGGTTGGACTGGTACTACAACTATTTCTACTGGGACGATCAATCCCGTTGGGGTTTGGATAGTCCAAACGGTATTGCATGGTCTGCTGCCATGACCCTACCTGAGCCGATCAAAATGCTGGAATTTGTGCGAGGTTAGTGATGGCACTCACCGTTAACGTAATAAACGACAACATTCGTATGATTTTGGAGGCTGAAGACTCAACTGCTATGCATTTAGGCAGCAGATTTCCCATGGGCGAGGTTTATGTCCGCTTTGTCGAACCTCAAGGGGTTCAATGGCGTATGCTTCAAAGAGGTACTCGTGACAACTCTAGAATCAGTTACTTTAACCAGTTACTGCCAATTTCGGTAGATAGTCTTCCTGAATGTGTTCAAGTCGTGCATCTCTGCACAGAATAGGTGAATTATGGAAGAGATGCGCACCATCCTATATATGTTCCGCGGAAAGTTAGAAATTGAGCAAGCAGGTCGTTGGGTTACGTTACAGCGTATGACTCAACTAAGTGGTTGCACTGCTTCAGTTATCTACACGTTAGAGCCAAACGGCGATCTGTACTATTTGGGGGGTAACGGGCTTAGATGCCAAGCTGACCCTAAAGATACACCGGAAGAGATCAAACTTGCTGCAATGCTTGTAAACTAGGAGTTTATCCGTGAAACCTACCCTTATGCTTACCGACGATATACAACGTGCAAACGAATACCGTTTTGCCCGTCACCATATCGACAAGTACATGCGTGACTACGTCCTTGCGGATGCAGACGTGATTCCACTGCTGGATAAGGGCGTTGACCTGCTCACTGAGTGGGTCGGCCAGACCTTCAGCTACGAGTCGAAGAACATTCGCATCTCTGGCTTGCGCGGCATGGACCTGCGTGAGCTGGTCATTGATATCGTTGTGGCTTCGGCCTACTGCCAGCATGAAGAACTGTTCACCAGCTTCACAGCCCGCATGGCCGGCACCCTCGGCTGGGACGACAAGAAGTCCAGCATCACCACCATTGCGGAAATCACCGCAGTACTGTGTGATACCGATCTGTTTGACCTGACCCAGGCCAACCGATTCGGTAGCTGGAACATCATCAGCAACATCACCCTGTCCCTTCAGTTGGAAGAGTACATCGCCAACTGCGCCTATCTGCCGCCTCTGGTGCATCCACCGAAGAAGCTGCGTCACAACAAGGACACGCCGTACCTGACTATTGGACAGGACTCGGTGATCTTGAATAAAGGTCACCACAACGACGACGTGTGCCTTGATGTACTGGATTCGAAGAATTCAGTCGCACTATCGCTGGATCTGGAGTTCCTGAGCACAGTTGAGGAAATGCCCAACAGTGAGCTGGATTCTCCTGAGAAACAAACCATGTGGTTGAATCAGAAGCGCCAATCGCATGAGTTCTACCTGCTTATGGCAGGTCAAGGCAACAAGTTCTACTTGCATCACAAGTACGATAAAAGAGGGCGTATCTACGCCAACGGTTATCACATATCGACTCAGGGTGCGCCTTATAAGAAGGCCATGCTTGAGTTTGCGCATAAACAAGTCGTTACCGACATTCCTGCTGAGTTCCAGTTGTGAAACAGAAACCTGCTAAACCAGATGTAAAAGAGGTCAAGACACCTCGCCGTGTGGGAAACATGCGGTTCACTAAGTGCGGCACCTTCCGAGGATTCAATTATGCAAACTGATCGTATGTTGTACCTTGCCTTACGCTCGTTGGCTGACATGGTCAGCCCGCAGAACGCAAAACAAGATGAAGTCGTTGATTTGGCACGCAAAGCGTTGGATCAGTACGAGACTGAAATGGGACCGCTCCCTGATTGGGCTTCGGCATGGAACATTGCACAAGAGCCTGTGCTCTTTGCGCAGTTGTACACCAAGAACGGGCGTCAGCGTGGCAATGGCATGATTTATGACATTGGCACTTCCGGGAAAGTTTATGGAGTTATTACCGATATGGGTAATACTTCGGCGCTTTCGCGTGAAGAACTGTTGAATATCTACGAAATCGGCGACTTCGTTCTCAACGAGGAAGGTTACATCAAACGTAAGCGCCAGCGTGACGATTACATCGAACCAGAAGAACCTATGTAATGGCTCGCCTGTTCATCAGGCATAAGCCTACGGATGCTGATGTTATCCCCAACATCAGCAATAACGCTGACAGTTCCCAATTTCACCTATCTAAACATCATGTCGAGGGGTTAGACCTGTGTTACATCTGCTTTGTAGATAAAGGTCGTTGTTGGGCAGCAAGAAAAATGTTCCAGTCCAATGGCAGCACAAGTGTTGCCATTAGCTGTGTCCCGTTCAATGATAATCCATCAGGGCAAGAAATGATTTTTGCCGACATGATTCTAAATTAATTCCTAACTGGAGAGTAATCCATGCGTGAATATACAAGCTTTGAGTGGATCTGTGTTGATATTGCTAACCAAGCTGACATGGACAAGAAACTGTTCGAACAACGCGTTCAATGGGTAAAGGATAACTTCAACCGTCTGCCGTACCTCGAAACCAGTAAGAAAGAACGTCCGCTGTACTTGAAAGCTGTCAATGCCCTGTACCGCGCTTGCCGCGGTGAAGCAATTGGTCACATGGTTGGCCTTGATGCCACCTGCTCGGGCATGTCCATCATGTCCGTGGTCACTCGGTGCCTGGCCGGCTGCCTGGCCACCAACCTGATTGACCCCAACCTGCGGAACGATGCCTACACCATGGTG